CGGATTCCGAGCCCCATCGATCCCGACCACCACTGGTAGGTTTTGATAGATGGGTAAGTTCGACTGCACCCGTTTGTCGTATTGGAAAGAGCGTTCATAGACTGGCTTGCCGAATTGGGATTTGGAGTACAGGTTGTGGATGTTCGTGTCTATCCAATCCTGAGATTTCCCCTTCATAAGGTCGGTGTAGTAGTCCTTGTGTAGGTATTGCAGGTTCTCGGCTTCGGGGGACATCGCCGAGGGTTGCTTGAAAACAGCTGCGGGCACTATCGTAGTTGGTTCGTCCTCTTTTTGCGGCAGATGCTCCATCAGCTTGTACCAGTCGGAATCTATTTCTGGGGGGTTCGTAGCGCAGATCATGCCGCTCCAGTACTCGGGGACATCTTGAATTCTCGGGAATCGCCGAAGCCTTGTCTGCGCCTCCAGCACCAAAGTTAGCGGAATCTCACGGCATTCCTCAATAAAAATTCCCGTTAGCTGCAGGCTCAGTAGTCGCTGGATGTCCTCCGGAGAATCCAAGCTCCGGAAGAGCCACTCCGCATGTACGGTCCCGAACTTCAGTGTGTAGATGAAGTTGGATACGCTCCACGACCCGAGTCCCGGCGGGATAAGCTCCAGAACAGATCTGAGAAGGGTGTCGGTAAGTTGGCTTTTCGTATTACGCGCAAAGACCCATCTGCTGCGCTGCACTCCGTCTGGGCAGGGCGGCATCTGGATGCATCGTCGGAGCGCCTCCATGATACACCCGGTCGTTTTTCCGGACCCGTATGGCCCCTTCACCACGCGGAAGAAGGAGTTGTCCCGCATGAATTCCCGAATTACAGGACTGGGTGTGTAGTCAATTCCTTCAGCCATTAGCGGTTGCTCCAATCGCGCACTGGTGTTGTCAGCGCCTTGCGCATGTCCCACTTCTTGATGCGTTGTGCGAGCGTGGCTTCCTTCAGCCCATACTCCCTGGCCCACTCCACGAGGAGTTTACTTTCCCCGTTGTAGGTGATGAGTGCTTTTTGTGTCGGCTTGGTGAGAATGGCACGAAGTTCCCAGCCTGCCTTGATCCGCTGCCGAATGGTGTCTTGCCCTATACCGTAGTGGTCGGCCCACTCCTGGATGGTTCGGGTTACTCCATCAAGTTCGTACCTCGTGATGTCGGTGCGCGCCAGGGATCGAGTACGTGAAAGTTCCCGCTGCTCCGGGTTAGCTATGTAGAACCTCTTCTTGTTCTCGCTGAGGAGTTTCCGCGTCTCATCAGTTCGCTTGGACCCTGTATTTGCCACTCTCATGCGCTCACGAGTCGCAGGATCTTCCCAGTAACGTTTTGATGCTGCGCTGATCCGCGCTCTGGCGCCTGGCGTATGCTTGTGCCCTTTGTTGCTGTTCGCCAGCTTCCTGTTGTTGTACTCCGGCTGAAGCTGGTCGATGAATTGCTGCTCATACCAGATCAGCGTACTCTTGGCGCAGGTAATCAAGGGTTCAAAAACGAAAGCTGATTCGCTGTAAATGTTCCAGACTCGCTGAAGATTTTTAGATCTATGCGTGCCTGCTCTTAGCGCAGTTCGATGCTGCTTCCAGCGCAAACCAAGCAGTTTAGAACTCCCCACATAAATCTTCCCGTTTACCGTGTTCCTGATCTGGTAGATCCCGCTCTGATTCAACATGTCACACTCTCCTCTCAAGAGTCTCTAAGTGAAACGTGGAAGGTCAGTAGAGTTCTGACTTTGTCGGGTGCCCCCTATCCACGTTGTGCGGAACTTTACACCGAGTTACGCGTGATGTCACCAAGAATTTCAAACACATCCTCGATCTTCATCGCGGGCCTCCGGAAGCTGTTGGTCACCAGATCCACCCCGGACCCTGGGCAGTCGTCACAGTCGGCGCAGGCCTCCTCCATTGTCTCGTGCCGCCTCTTGCAGAAGAATGGGCTCATGGGAGCACCGGCAACTTCACATCGTTGCCGTCTGCCTGCAGGGACGGCGTGATTGCGACCGGCTTGTCCACGCTGGAGGTGCAGTAGACGTCGCCCAGAGCGGTGATGGTGGTCGTGGTCGACGCGCACCCGGCAAGGACGAGGCAGAGGCATAAGGCCGCAGCCTGGACCACTTTGGGGATTCTCCCCAGCTCCTTGCTGAGTATCTTGTGCAGGGCGTTCGGCGAGATGCGCGAGGGGGTGTACCCCACGAGATAGCCGATCTGCTGCAGCCCCGCGACGCAGATTTCCGAGCAGAACCACTTCTCGGCCGACTGCACACCGATCGGGATCGGGAGAAAGGAGAAGCCGATCCCCACCATGTCGTACTTGCAGTGCTCCTCGCCGGCGCAGAAAGCGCGGATCTCCTGCTCCTGCTCGAAGGTGCAGGGGACGTTCAGGAAATCCCACTCTTCGTCGGACATCGCCCAGTCCTTCCAGCGTGTGCCGCCATCCGCTTCGTCGGACGAGAAGGAGCGGCCGTCAGAAAAGACCAGTTCCGAGTGGCTGTACTTGCCGAAGGTCCAAAGCCGGATCAGCTTGGCGTAGATGGTGCTGCCTTTCTTGCGGAACGCTACTCTCATCTCATGCCCTCCTTGTTAGCACCTCTTCAGCCACGTTCCCTCGTATCTCGCCAGTTTCGGGTTCTTCTCCACCAGATGCCTGTAGTCGGCCTTGCGCGCCTCGCGGTACATCTCAGCCAGCTTCAGGTCCGGGAGCTTGTTGGCCGTGGCGAGCGTCACGGGGCCGATGTTGCCGTCCAGCTTGACACCTAGAACTCTCTGAAGCAGGATCGCCGCCGTGCCGACCCCGCGGTTCACGCCGTGGTCGTAGACGTGATTCGCCGCCTCCTGGCTGCGCAGATCGGTCAGCCGGTTCACGTCCCAGAAATTCGCCTTGTAGTATTCGTCAACCAAGGTCTGAAGCTCCTCGTTGGCGCCGAGGGCCGCTTCCAGCCGCTCGACCCAGGCGTGATATGACTTGGACCAGTAGCGGGGCTGCGGCGGGAGCTCGGCGATCGCGGCGGCGATTATCGGCCACCCTTTCCACCTGGGCTGCTTGGTGGAGGCGAGGCCCTTGTAGGTCCCGTTGCCCTGCTTGTCGTTCCCGGTGTCGGCGGGGTCGTTCTGCCACCCCCCCTCGTTCCGCCTGGTGATCTTGTCCGCGATCTGGAACTCTGCCAATTTGGGCTCCTTACTGAATCGGTATGCTTATATCGTCCAGCGAGACAGTTGGGGGTGGTGGTCCAGGGGCCGCGGAAGTTGAAACCTGCCAGAGGGGGCTTGAACGCCTTGCGCCCCCGTTGGGCCGGTCGCTCCCGGCGATCCTGCGGGGCCAGCCGGTCCTGCGGGTCCTTGGGGTCCCTCGACCCCTGTATTCGTGAGCGTGCCGTCGACGGCCGCCGACAGGCCTGCCCCGACCTTGATGCCGCCGAGCCTTGAGGCAGTCGCCGGGAGAAGGGCTGTGCCGCTGCCACTGCCGCCCGTCCCAGTCGTGCCGACAGGTGCCTTCGCATAGGCGAAGACTGTGAAACTGAGGAGAACCGCTGCCGCTATGATCCGTTTCATGCCATCACCTCGAAGCCCAGCTGGTATGCTCCATCGCCGTCCTGGACGAGGAAGAACCTGACCGACTCCCCGTCGCGGAACTTGTAGGTGCCGGCCACCGCGCCAGCCACTGCGGCATCCTCGCCCAGGTAGGTCACGAACTCCTTGGCGGCGTCCTCGGAGACGAGGATCGTCTTCGTGCCCCATTTCTCAATCGCAATGGTGTAGATGATCCCCTGAAGAAGGGTCAGCGACAAGAGCCCGTCTGCGTCCGTGACGCCGGTCAGGACCAGGGCCGCGGTGTCCACGGTGGTGGAGTCGATGAACTGCCCCGGCGTGGGCGCCGCCTTGATAGTCCTGCCGGCGGACGGCGTGCTATCCCCGAGGATATGCGCGAATGTGAGAGTCTGGGTGGCCATTTATGGGTACCTCGTAAAGTTAGAATCCGAAGCCAAAACCTCGTCTCGCCGGTCGCCTGTACTCATAAGCCCCTAGGTCCGGTAAACCCCTGACTGGTCGCCCCGCGAAGTCTGCGGTGAGTCCAACATCTACGCCCGCATTGCGGCAAGGTGAATTTGCCCTCAGTTTGCCGTTGCTCAAAATCTGTGGGTCTGCGTACACAGCGGTCAACTCCTGCGCCGTTTGCCAATCCTCGAACGTGGCATAATTCGTTAATTGGTAAACCCAAGGGTTCACAGGCAATGCGACCGTGGAGTAATAAACGTTGTTGGCAAACGTGCCTGTGCTACCGACGCTCACCCTTACCATGCCTGTAACAGTGTCAGTCACATATGCGATGTTATTCTTAAACTCGACGTCAGCCGAGTAAATGGATGTTGTGGCGTCATGGTCTGCGTAAAACGGCCAGCCTGAGATACACTGCACTGTGTTATTGTAAAACTTGGACCCTGTGGACGCTTTAGCTCTCAGACCGCCGATCCCTGCAATGTTGGTCCCGCTGTTGTAGCTCAGCACGCCGCCATCTTGCCCCTTGGCTATGACAAGGAAAGCGACCGAGTCAGCAAAATTCCCGTATGCCTCGCCGCCTGTTGAGTTCCCGAGCATAAACCCGTGCAATGAAGCTCTGTTGGCGGCAGTTCCTGAACAGTTGTTACCGTAGATTTTCCCGCCATTGCTGTAGTTCTTGGCTGTGCCGACAACCGCCGAGGCGTCCTGTCCGATCAGAGCAAGAATACCCCCCGGCATGGAATTCTGGCCTCGGTTGTACCGGATTATGCCGTTAGCCGATGTAAGCGGCGTGGTCATGTCCGAACCTATCCAGTAGAGAATTCCGCTTGCCGTCCCGGTGCCTCCCGAAATGTTGATATTGCAATATTCAATCACGGCGGCAGGGATATTGAATATCCTCACACCAAGATGTTGATTGGCCGAGGCGTTAACGACAATGGAGCCTGTTACGTTTTTCACTGTTGCTGTCACTCCTTCGGCAACAGCTTTTAGCACCACCGCTCCATGCTCGTTTGTCGTCTGGCCGCTCATGTCCACCGTGATGCCGTCAATGTCCACACTGCTGCCCACACCCAATCCTGAAGCATAAATCCCCGATTGAGTGATTGCAGTACCGGATATGATGATATTACGTGCTGTGAGCGCGACAGCAGGCGCGGAAGTGGAAACGTTGACACCGATCAGCGTAGGATTCAGGAACTTTGTTCCATTGAGCGCCAGAGTGTAAAGGTTGGCGGCTGCGTTAAAAGTGATCCCGCTTGCGGATGTGTTGTTTGCATCCACCACGACTTGCCCGAGTGTCAGAGAGATAGCACCTGACGTAGAGTTGAGATGGATAACCCGCGTGGCGTTTACTGAGCGGAGAATCGCACCATAAGGAGTCTCGGGGTTGATCGTCAGTGACTTGGCAACAGTGAGCAGCGTGGCGTGGGTGTACGTCCCGTCGTTCAGGACGATAGTGTCACCCGCTGCCGATGCCGTGTACGCCTTATCGACGGTGAGCCAGGGTGTCAATTTGCTCACAGCCTGCGCAGTGCTTCGACTGTCGTCGCCGATAGCGTATCCGTTGGCGGTTGATTGGCTTACGTAGTAGGTCGCCACGGCTTACACCATCTCCACGATGCGCAGGGTGTCGGTCCCGGCGGCGAGGATGCCTGCGACCTTCGTCCCGGGGGTCACGGCGAGAGTCCGGGGGATGCCGCCGTAGACGGGGATGTGGGTCGCTTCTGCGACGGGGGCAGCACCCAGGGCCACGAAACAGAGCGTGTCGCAGTAGAGCTCTACGAGGGTCGTGGTGTCGCCCAGAGCGTCGGATGCGGCCGAGACTGCGGAGACGGCGAGCGCCTGGTGGGCCGCCGAGGGTTGAAGCAACTGGAGGATCTTCTGATTGTCGTCTCTGACTAATTTAGACATGGGTTCACTCTCCTATTGTCCGGCAGAAGCCGGGTCGGGGTAATGATGTTCAGCCTGCGAATTCTCTCCAGAGCTTCAGCAGCTTGGCCGCTATCTCCAGCTTGCCGGTGAGCCAGAGGAAGAAGAAAGCGGCCACCATGATCGGGGTCGCCAGCTGGAGCTTCAGATCGGTCCAGAACTTTTTCTTCTCGACGGCAACCTCCTCGGCCCCCTCCTCCTTGGCTACCTTCTTCTCCAGCTCCGCTACTTTCTGCTCCACGCGCTCCAGCCTCTCCTGGTCATTCACCCGGTGGAAGACCTCGCGCAGGTCGATGTCATGCTTGTCGAGCCGTTTCTCGTGCTGGGCCACGATCGCCCCCTGTTCCGCTATATGCTCCAGAGCGATGGCGGTCCTCTCGCCATGCGCGTCCAGGCGACGCAAGGTCTCTTTTATCTGCTCAAAAGTCTGGGTCTGCGCGCAGACATCGATGTTGTGGGCCAGGGCTGCTTGGGGCATAGGCAGAGCCTCCCGAGGTTCAGATGTTGATGTTTATCTGCACGGCGACAGCGGAAGATGCAGCGGTGGCGGGGACCGGCACAGGCTCCAGCCCACCCATCTTGGTGAGATATTTGAAGACATCGACCTTGGTCGAGAGGCCTACCTGTGGGTTCTGCAGCTCGTGGTAGAGATTGTCCAGGAAGTCCTCGGCGATCCCTTTGCATTTCAGCTTGAAGGTATGCCCCTGCTCACGCACGTCGCGCTGCGCCTCGGCCACCGCCTTGCGGAACGCCGGGAGAGGTTTCAGAAGCTCGAATCTTTCGGGGGTTATCTCGAAGCGGGCCAGGATGGCGGGGAGATCCTCCACCTCCATGGCGAGGGCGACCGGGAACTGCGCCGGCCACTCGGAGAGGTATTTTTTTGAGGGTGTTTCGTCGTGATAGTCGACGAATTGGTGACCGGTGAAACCGGTCGGGAGAAAGACCTCGGAGCCGGAACGCAGGTCTTCCAAGAGGGGCTCGAAAGGCTCCTCCATCAGATCGTCCAGGCCCCATGTGTCTTGATGTGCGCTCATGGGGTGGGATTAGGGCATACTTTCAGTGTGTTGTCAAGCTAAATGAGTGGAATTTGTACTCATTGAGTAAATTTGTTACTCAGTGATTCTCTTCATCGTGTAGTACCCGATAAGCTCCCCGCTCTCCAAGACGTTCGCGCCCATCCACGCCCTGTTGGGGTTCGGGTCGTGGACCACGACTCCTGCGCTGTCGATCACCACGGCGTGCTTCTTGTCGGGGAACGTCTTGGATGGTACTGCGGCGTCGAAGAATCCGTTGACCCCGCTGTCGGGGTCTATGGCTCCCTCAGTTTTCCACTCTCCGATCTCCCACCCGAGCGCCCAGAAGAAGCCCACATAGACTCTCCACCACTCATCTCCCGGGAACCTCATGAAGTGAGGCACGGCGTCGAGAGGTAGATCGAGCAGTGTTGCGACGGTGGCGCGCATACAGTCCCCTTCGGTCGGGGTTACGATGGACTGGTCGATCGGTTGCATGGGGGGTCTCCTCGCGGCTGCCAGTTCTTGTGTCAGCCTTTTTACATCGGCCTGTGATTTCTCCCATACTGTCAGGTAGTCCAGAACCATGTGTGCGAGGTCGTTTTTGCTTTTACCCATCAGGTAGCGGTGGTTTATCTGCCCGCCGCTGAATTCAATGACGCTCATCATGTCCCCCCCAAGTTCAGTATTTCTCAGGAGTTTAGCGGCTACGGGGCTGAGTGTCAAGAACTTTATTGTCCTGAGGTTGGATTTTTGGGAATTTTTCTGGCGTGTATGTCGCGGCGTCGGGATTTCGTAGTAAATTCAGTACTTTATAAAAATTGGGCGACTGAGAGGGGCTGTATTACGGGGGGCATGAATAGCCTACGGGGCGAGCGCAGCGTAGCCCCCCAAGGCCTCTGCCTGGATCACGCGAAGCGCAAACTTGCTTTGTGTGTGGCCTTTTCGCGGCGAAGCCGCTACATCGAGCTGTAGCGAAGCGGAAGCGGGGCTTTAAGCTGCGCAGCAGCACCTATGCCTTTGGCGCGTCAGCGCCTGTCAAGCGCCGAATAGGCGCAACCCGAAGGGCCGCGGGAAAAATGGGACGTGGGCGGACGCAAAAAGGCCCGCGCTGACTGCTCGCGGGCTTCGTTTCTTTGGGGTGAAGGGCTTAGAACCTGGTAAGGTTCCGCAACTCTTTGAGCAGCTTCTTATCTCGGGGTCTGTATTGCTCCGCCTCGTTGTGAAGCGCTGCGCAAAGGATGATCTTGGGGAGCCTCATATCGTCCTGGAAGCTGTCAACGTCAACGGCTCCGCTCTGGAATAGCCTGTTAGCCTCGGCGCTCACCTGGAAAAACAACTCCTCGCAAAGCGTTTCTAGCTTCTGATTGAACTGGTCTTTATCCATTTGTCTGCTCTCCTCTCTTTGGCGCCTGGGGCTGCGCGGGTGTGTGGGTTTTAGACATAACGGTGTGCGTAGACTGCGACTAGGATCAGGGCGACGATGAGGATCACGGCTGCGCCTCCTTGGGTCTCGGGGTGCGGGCGTGGATCACGGCCACTTCGACAAGCTTTCCGGTTGTCGATATACGACGGGCGACGGCTGGTGTGATCACAAGATAACCGTCCCATTGTTTGACTGCTTTGGTTTTTACTTGGTCAAATGTCATAGCGGCGTGCCTCCTGGCAATGTGGGCTGCATCCATCCGGCAAGTTGGGCGCTGCGTTCCTCTGCGTGTCGCTCCTGGGCGGCTGCTGCCTGGTCGCGGGTGCGGTGTGTGGACACGAAGTCGTTGCAGAACCTTAGAACATGTTGCCGTGTGGCTGCTCCGGTGTACTCCTGGGTTATGGTGTATCTGCGGTCTCTCATGGTCGTGGCTCCCGTGGGTTGGTGTGGTTATCCTAGACGGTTAGACGGCCAAGTTGTTTTGTGAAGCGGGCCTTGTACTAAAACCCAAATGTATTTAGAGCCGTTTGCATCGTATTCGGCTGCGGTCTCGGTTATTGCGTTTTCCTGCACTACTCGCCCGGTGTATGCGGGTTCGCCTCGGTCTGCAGGGCAGTGTACCATCTGGCCTCTTTTTAGTTTTCTCGCTCTCTCGATGTCCATGGTCACACCTCGCTATGGTCAGGCTCCCACAAGAAACCTATCCGCTCCATGTCGGCGCGGAATTCAGCTATCAGACCGGGTAAGCGTGCCTCAAGTGCGGCTTTCAGGGTGTCGCGCTCGGTGCTCAATTCCTCGTCCGTTGCGTCGGGCCATACTGCGCTGCTCCTGGCGGCGTCAAGGTCGCGGGTTTTGCCTTCGCTGTATCCGGTGGTGATCCTGTCGAAGCGGTAGTCTATCGTATTGAAGGCTGCCGCCCATTGACGCGCTGTTTCCTCATCGTTAAAGGGGCACTCATGCCTGCGCTCGCAGAAGCCGTTAAAGGTGTATTTCGGGGCGAACTGGTATGCGCCCGGCTTCCCTTTGTCCGGGTGCTGAATCTCTTTGACCTGGGGGCGCGGGTGCTGCTCTATCCACTGCGCCAGCTTCTCGCTGACAGCGTGAGACACCGGGCTATTGCCGAAGTAAACGACGGTACGCCATGCGCTCGCCTCGCCCTTCCTGCGCCCGTTGGCGTCTCTGTCGCTGGCGCGGTAAACGGTGTTGGCGATGTAGTGCATAGGCCCGTCTGTGCTCATCAGGTGCCACTTGATCAGCGGTACCAGTTCGGGGAAAATATTGGCTATCTCATCATTCATACACCCACTGGCTGCGATGTCTTTCTGGCGGCGGCTCTCGACGGTGTAAACGTCTGCCGTGATGCTGAACGACTGGTGGCCGTTCTTACACTCGTCGTCAAAGCGGATTTTGACATGCATGACGCCGTTGGTCCCGTATCCTTTCACCGGGCGGCCTTCGCTGATCCATGTCTGGTTGCGGTGCACCTTGTTACCTCTCACCTCCTGCGGCTCGTGAACGGTGAACATGCGGCCGGGTACGTTGTTGATTGAGTGTTCGTGCTCCTGAATTGGGTAGTTCATTCTTACTCCCTCCTGGCGCCGTGGCGCGGTTGTTTATTGTCCCAGCAAAACGTATCTGTGACATTTCTCTATCATCGGATGGCCGGTCAATCTAGTTATCCGCGCGTGGGCGTCCTGCGCCTCCTGCAGCGTATCATGTTGGCTCAGAATCTGGTATGTGAAGCTCCATTGGCCGGCTTCGTTTTTCTCCCAATTTGGGTTCATGATCTCTACCAGTTGATATCTGGTCGGCGCAGGTAAACGGTGGGTAATGTCGTTTGTTCGGCCGGATGCGTGACCTACCCACCATGCCCCACGTTCATCACTGGTGCGGTATAGGTTGACGATACAGACGGGGTTATTTACCCATATTTCGCCGGCCTTTCGCCCCTCAGATTCAACCTGTTGCAAGGTCTTTTTCATTTCTCCACCTCCTTGTCCAGCTCGGCCAGTACCTGCTCGTCGGTGAGCTGCGGGCCCCAGAGAGTGCAGCGGATCTTGATCACCTTGTTTATCCTGGAGTAAATGTAGACTGGCATTTTTCAGGCCTCCTTAGTTATTTAGAATACGAATAAATAATATCACAGTTTCCTATATATGCAATCTTTTTTATAAGTTTAGATACGCATTTAGTGGTGCGGTGCCAGGGCGATGGGCGTCGAGTAGGATTTGAGTACGGTGCCGTCGCTGTGCAAATTCGCAGAATCCCCGGATTGGTGGTTGGCGAATAGGTGCTTTACCTGGTCGTTCGATGTGCTCATTGTCTATCTCCTCCTGGTGGCGCCGTGGCGCGGTTGGTTACGTGTCGGGGGGTGTGGCTATGGGTGCGGCTGCGGGGTGCTACAACTCCCAGATTCTTTCTTTGTCGTAAGCGAAATGGTTATATCTGAGCGCCTGGAGTGCTTTAAAATTATCATCGCGGCGGGCGTCAACATGTGCGAATGACATTTTTGTATCTGCCTCTATGATGCTAATTGATCTGGCTTTATACTTGCGTTTGTTGCCGGTGTTGAAATAGTTGAATGACATTCCGTTGGTGCCCTCGATTTTATAACCGAGTCGCTGCAGTTCGTTTATCAGGTCCTGGGCGGTCAACATAATCATTCCGGCTTTGATCATCTCGAAAGCTTCCTCTTCGGTCTGGTCCGTGTACGGCCCACGAATATGATAGGGGTGCCCGTCAAGGTCGCGGGGTGCGGTGTCGTTTGCTGCTCTCGTCCGGGCGGTGTGGTCTTGCTGTGCTTCTTTCAGGTCGGTGAAGACTGCAACAATATGTTGTGGGTTGACGGGTCGACCAAAGTTGTGGGGTAATGTAATTAAGTAAATGGGTTTCATCAGCTCCGCTCCTGTTCGCATTTATTAAATTCGTCGGCTCGTTTGATCGCGTCTCTTTTGTAGCGGTACCAATGGCAGGTATTGTGCCGCCTCCTTGTCCAGCTCCACCCGTATCTGCTCGTCGGTGAGTTGCGGGCTCCAAAGCGTGCAGCGGATCTTGATCACCTTGTTTATCCTGGAGTAAATGTAGACTGGCATTTTTCAGGCCTCCTTAGTTATTTAGAATCTGAACAAATCATACCATAGTTTCCTAGATATGCAATCTTTTTATAAGTTTAGATACGCATTTAGTGCTGCGGTGCCAGGTCTTGATCGACCTCTAAGCCTAAGCCTAAAACGGACCAATTTAGTCTTTAATCTACTACTGCCGGTTTAGGCCAACATTAGAAGTTATTTCGCATATGCAACTATTTTATTTCCGTACATATTTGGGGTTGAGCGGAAAACGGCCAAAATCGGTCGATTATTAGAATCATTTACTCACTACAAAAGCGAATTTTTTTCGGATCGTGATAGTACTACGGATCGCTGGACCCCACCCACCAAAGCTGCGCCGCAGGCGGGTCTACGTTTGTTTGAATTATATGACCTATATATAATGTGCAAAAGTTTCAAAAAAAAACTAGCACCGCTCATCTTTTTTAGCGTTCATAACGTGAACGCCTAAAATTAGAAAGCCGCCGCGACGCCCCAGCCCTCCAAAATTCCTGAAAAAAGTTGGGCCCCGCTACTGGGAAAAAAGTTGCTTTTTTGACTACTACGCTTTCCAAAAACGCATTACAGCATATAACACCGCGGAATCACGGCAATCCCCACCAGTAATCCTCACACCATTTAAATGTTGACATCCTCGGCTTTTTGGTGCATTACTTACCAAAACCACCCACAAGGAGGCCCTAAATGCCTAGACCCCTCAAAACAGACCTGCGAGACGCTATCTGTCGTAGCCGCGCCGAACTTTCCCTCGCTCACCCTATGATGCCCGCGGCGGAGATGGACCGTCTCACGGCCGCCGCCCATGGTGTCAGCATCAGCACCGTCCGTTATTACCTGCGCACAGCGAGCCCTGTGGATCGGCGGATGCGCTACTCCCCGGAGGAGCGCCGCAAGATTGCAGGCATGACCCGTTCCGAGCTCTATGTGTACGCCACCCGCACTGGCCGGAACTTCAACACCCTCTACTCGATGATCCACCGCCTGAAGCACAGTAAGCTGACCGAGGTGTTGGTGGTGGAGCAGCAGAGAGACACCTGCGAGGAGCGCAACTACATCGACTTTGGGAGGCTCGCAGACCTTCGGGCCTTCTCTTTCCCCTTGGACGCTTTCAAAGAGGCCCGCAAGGCCATCAAGGGCATCCACGACCTCGATCTCCGCCCGCCGAACTACCTGGTCCACAAGCCGACCAAGAAATTCTACATCCTCACCCTCTCCGACCAGAAGTTCCTGCTCACCAACCCCCGCAGGTTTATCCGCGAGCGGGCAGCGCACATCTCCGCCCACTGGAAGGACGGCAGCCAGGACCCGCACAAGAGCCATTTCCTCCTGGTGGACACCACTGAGCACCCCGCGGAGATGCTGGGTGTATGCATCAGCGCCCACCCGGACTTCGAATCAGCTCTGGTGGCGAAACGGGAGCTCGGCGACGAGACGATCCTGATCGCGCAGCGAGGTGGGGCCTGGGACGCGCCTGCCATGCATTTCTCTAAGGGGGAGCGAGTCCCGCAGTTCTCCCCGGACGCCATCGCCACAGTCTTGAGCCGTGGGAACGTCCACACCATCTCGCCGGTCAATAAGCCTAGGATCTAAGCCTAAGCCCAACCCGTAAAATAATTTAAATAAAGTTCTTGACAAAGGATAGCGGTGCTGGTAAAGTTCTTGAAAACGATCTAAAGGAGGAAGCCATGACCCTCACCCAGAACCGACCGGTGCCCCACCAGGGCAAGCAGATCAAGAGGGCGCTCAACATCATGCCCTCCCGCTTCACCACCCCTTACGACTCGAACCGCGACCAGTTCTACGGCCTGGAGAAAGATCCCGTGACTGGGCGGATCTACGACTGCAGGGACAGAGACTAAAAGGAGATAATCAGATGGCAAGAGAGATAGCAGCATACGAGGCAAGCGACGGCTCGCTCCACCGGACGCAAGTAGCGGCAGAGCAGCATGAGGAAACCTACCAGTTCCAGAGGTGGTGCGAGGGCAACATCTGCGTGGGCGGGGAGTGGTCAGCCCGCATGGTCAGCGAGGAGATATTGCAGTACTGGAGCGTGAAAAAGAGGTAGCCTTCGGCTCCGCCGAGATCGACGAAACGATTCAGCGCAACTCACTAAAAGGAGAAAGACCATGGGGACGGACATTCACGGAGTATGGCAGAAAAAGATAGAGACAGGGTGGGAAGATGTAGCGAGTACCTACGAGCAGGACCGGCACTACCTGCTGTTCGCCTGGCTGGGTGACGTCCGCAACGGGTTCGGCTTTGCCGGAGTCCCGACGCACACGCCGGTGGTGCCGTTAAGTGCCGGCCGCGGACTCCCCGAGGACTTTGAGATGACCGACGATGACCGCCACCCGATCAGCTCGCTGGAGGTGATGGACCCGAGCAGGCGGAAGTATCAGGAGGCGGGTGACCCGCTGGAGATCTGGATGGGTGACCACTCTTTCTCCTGGCTGTCCGCCGACGAGATACTTGCTGCGCCTCTGCCGTCGACCACCTGCACAGGCATCGTGGACCTGGAGACGTTCAAGGCTTGGGACGGCAAGATGGCGCCCTCGGAGTGGTGCGGCGGGATCGATGGCCGCGATGTGGCGGTCTCAGCACCTGACCATATCAGTGAGACAACGACCCACGTCCAGATAAGCTGGAGCGAGGATCTGGGTGAGAGCCTGAAGTATTTCGTGGATGAGGTGCGCCGACTGAAAGAGTTGCACGGCGAGGTGCGGTTCGTCTTCGGGTTTGATTCATAGGAGATCCTGAAATGAACATGACCCTGATAATCCAAGAACTTCAAGCTATGACGCCCTCGCAACGCGCCGAGATGTTCAGCCACATCCAGGAACGCTTCTGCCTCACTTGTGGTGAGGAGATCAGCGAGGGAGCAGACTACTGCATGTTCTGCGCGGATGAGGATTTTAACGACTAACCCAAAAGGAGCCACAAAAAGAACGAGACAATCAGGCCGGACAGCAGTATGATCGACAGCTACTCCTACGACGCCGAGGATCAGATCCTCGAAGTCACCTTCTGCAAGGGCGGCACCTACAGCTACCCAGGGGGTCCCCGAGCACGTCTTCGAGGCGATGAAGCAGGCACCGTCCGTGGGCCGGTTCTTCCTGGCCGAGATCAAGGGGCAGTACTAAGGGGAGCGAAGCGATGAACGAACCCCGAATAAAGTTCTTGACTCCGCCTGAAGTCAAGCGTATAAAGATCTGAACTACGATGAAACTGGAGGCGGGACTTGAACATAGACTTCAACACGCAGGTTGCAGGCTTCGACCTGGAGACCCAGGGATCGCTCCCCGAGTACGCTCTGCAACCCTTCCGAGCTTGCTCCGGCGCTGCCTGGGTCTCCGCAGTTGCGTGGACCTTCGGTGAGAAATCCGTCGGGCAGCTCTACCCTAAAACCGACCTGATACGCCGCTCCCTGGAGCAGATACTCGCGCAGGACCTTTACATCTGCGGCTGGAACGTAGCCTTCGACGCCGCCTTCCTGGTCGCTCTCGGTCTTGAGGACCTGGTCTTCCGGCTGAAGTGGTTGGACTCCATGTTGCTGTGGAAGCATTGGGTTGTGGCTCCCGAGGGCGACGAGGTGCCGGCGGCCAAGCGGAAGTCCTACAAGCTGGAAGCCGCCATGCATGAGTTCTTCCCGGACGAGGCAGGGTTCAAGGACTTCACCAATTTCCAGACCAGAGATCCCGAGGAGTTGAAGCTGCTCCTCTTCCGGTGTAAGGAGGACACACGCTTCGCCGTGCGCCTGGGAGAGATGTTCTGGAGTCACCTGACGCCTCAGCAGAGGCGCGCGGCGCTCATCGAGGCGCAGAGCATCCCGCAGGTGGCGAAGACTCACGTCTTGGGTATCAAGTCGTCGAAGGAGAAAGCCCTGGCGCTGAAAGATCAGCTGCTCAAGGATGGAGACAAGGCTCGTGCCGCGCTGTTGGAGGCTAACCCGGGGATGGGTTTCGTCGAGAGCGGGCTCACGGCAAAGCAGCTGCGGACGCTTCAGGCGGAGAATCCGGAGACCAATTTCGTGAATCTGGGAAGTCCCAAGCAGTTGGCTACGCTCCTCTACGATACATGGGGCCTGCCGATCCAGGGTGTGTCCAAGAAGACTCAGGCGCCCAGCACCGACAAGTACGCGCTCTACGAGCTCGCTTTCATCGACCCCAGGGCGAAGCTCTTGAAGGATGTGCGCGAGGCTAAGGGGAACTGCACCAAGTACGCCGAGGGGACGCTGAAGAGCCTGGCCTACAACGGTGACGGCTGCGTCCGCCCGGGTGCCAGGATCTTCTCCACGTACAGCTCCAGGATGACCTACAGTTCCAGCCAGAAGCGCAAGGGCGACAAGGATTTGGGGACCAACAACGAGGAGTTCCCGACAGGGATCGCCTTGCACCAGTGGAAACGAGGCAAGGACTTTCGGCGCCTGATCAGGCCGCCCGAAGGGTACACGCTTGTGGAGCTCGACTTCGCCGGCCAAGAGTTCGGCTGGATGGCTGTCGCGTCCGGCGACGAGACCATGCTCTCCCTGCGGGAACCTGGCGAGGACGCGCACTCCTACATGGGAGCGCAGATCGCGGGGATCGACTACCGCACCCTGATTCAGCGGGTGGCGGCCGACGACGCCGAGGCGAACCTTCAGAGAAAGCTGGGGAAGTTCTGCGTGGCGGAGGGTGAGCTTGTTCTGACTGACTGTGGCCTAGTCGCTATAGAGAAAGTTTCTCTTGACATGAGAGTATGGGATGGGGTAGAGTTCGTCGCGCACACAGGATCGGTGTATCAAGGCGAAAAGGAGACTATCACGTATGCAGGACTCACAGCAACGCTCGACCACATGGTTTATCTGGAGGACGGTAGTTGGTGCCAGTTCGGACAGGCCGCCGCAGCGGGAAGCCGCCTTGCTCAGACCGGAGATGGTAAATTCGCAATTCGGGTTCCTGAAGATCGTCTCGCAGAATTTGATGCGCGAAGGGAAAGTCCTGAAGGTCGACTGTCTCTGCACGAAATGCGGCAGCGGCTTATGGGTGAACAAGGACAACCTGAAATCTGGGAAGGCTACGCAGTGCAAGGCGTGCGCAACCCGGATGCGGCATACCAACGAGGGTCACGCGATGATCAGCAGCGCGGCAGTAGCCCGAGTGCAGAAGCGGTGCAACGCGATGAAGCAGCGGTGCGAGAACATCAAAGACCTGTCGTACAAGAACTACGGAGGGCGTGGGATTCAGTTCAGATTCAAGACGGTAGCGGAGGCGATAGCCTACGTTCTGAAGGAGTTACCACATCCAACGTACCTGAAGCTGGACATCGACCGGAAAGAGAACGATGGCCACTACGAGCCGGGGAACTTGAGGCTTTTGATGAGAGCGGAGAATTTACAGAACAAGCGTGGAAACAAGTACCTGGAGTACAGAGGCAAGCAGATACCCAGAAAGCATGTGTATCACGTACTCCGGACAATGCACCCGGAAGTCAGGTATGCGGAGATCGTAGTTCAGAATCTCGTCTCAAAGGGGCTGACTCTGGATCAAATAGTGGAGCGATGGTGTGCTCCAAGCTGCAAACCAAAAGGGTGTACGATATCACCAACGCCGGACCCCGCAATCGCTTCACTGTATCTAACTACCTGATTTCCAACAGCAACCTGAGCTTCCAGTACAGAATTGGCTCTAAAAGTGCAACGAAGAAAGCCCGGGTCGATTACGAGCTGGACATCCAGGAAGAGGCGGTCAAGCAGTTCCTCGCCACCTACAAGGCGACCTTCGTCAAAGTCTCGGGTGGCCCGAACGGAGGCCGCGGTGCCTGCAACTCTGGCTATTGGCAGACTCAGATAGCAAAGTGTCGTCAGCTAGGGTATGCTGAGACCTTCGCCGGCCGCAGGGTGCAGCTTCTGGGCTCGTGGGCGGGTCGTGACGCCTGGGAGATGGAGAGTTCCGCCATCAACTACCCTATTCAGGGAACAGGTGGAGACCAGAAATATCTAGCGCTTGCCGTAGCGCGCAACCTGCTCCCCAAGTTCAACGGCTATTTCTACTTCGAGCTCCACGACGGCCTGTTCTTCATCTTCCCGCACGCCGTGGCTCGTCAGGCCGCCGAGACCTTCAAGCATGTGCTGTCGAACCTGCCTTATAAAAAAGCCTGGGGTGTAGATCTCCCGATCACCTTCCCCGTCGATGCCAAACTGAGCCCTGAGTCTTGGGGCGATTTGAAGAGTCTCTAAAAGGAGGATTGAAATGCTCACCCTGTACCGCAAGCATGTAAACGGCATCGGCACCTGGCGCATCCGCGCCACAGGACCATACATCACCATCGCCCACGCGACGGTCGAGGGAGGTCAGGAGGTGGAGCACAGCGAGACGGTCACCACCAATGCCTCCGGCCGATCGATCGTCGAGCAGGTCGCCCTCCGTGTCCGCTCCAGGATCTCCCGCCAGCGGGACCGAGGCTACGTCGACACCCGCGAGGAGGCGCTCCAGGGGAAGACGAACCAGATGGGCCTGCCCCTCCCTATGCTGGCGCAGCCGCTGAAGAAAGTCAAGAAGATCAACCACGAGGGCGCCGTACTCCAGCTGAAGCTGGACGGGCATCGCTGCCTCGCCACCAAGCAGGACGGCGAGATCCTGCTCTACAGCCGGCAGGGGAAGCCGATCACGCTCCCCCATGTCTCCGAGTTCCTGGAGCCCCGGCTCCCCGAGGGGACCTTCATCGACGGCGAGCTCTACCACCACGGGACGAAATTGCAGACCATCGGCTCGTGGATCAAGAAACAGCAGCCCGAGTCGCTGAAGCTTAAGTACTTCTGTTACGATCTCATCTCTCTGGATACCTTTCTGGATCGGTACCTGGAGCTTTCGGATCTGATCCCTGCGTGGGGCACCGACGCCCCTGCAACAGTTCTGGCGAACGCGCCCTACAAGAGTGAGGAGAACCAGGCGTACCTTTTCGCCCAGGCGCGTGCGCGCCGCTTCGAGGGCCTCATCCTCCGAACCAACGACGCGCCCTACGAAGACGGCATCCGGAGCAACTCGCTGATCAAGATCAAGGAGTTCCTGGACATGGAGGTCACGGTCAAGGACATCATCCAGGCGGAGAAGAGCGGGACGGTGATCTGCGTCTGCCTCACCGATGACGGCAAGGAGGTGCGGCCGGTGGCACCTGGGAGCCACGAGGAGAAAGCCGAGGTGTTGAGAAACGCTGCGAACTACATCGGCCGGCGCCTCACCATCGAGTACAGCCTGCTGACCGACGCCGGCGTGCCGTTCCAGCCGGTGGCGAGGGAGTGGAGGGAGGAGATATGAAGACGGAATTAGAGAGGTACAAGGAAGTGGTGGAGTTAGCCAAAACCAAAATATTTGCGCTAGGAGATCGTGAGGCGCTATTCCAGTTTGATGCCGATGTTAACGCCATCCTTAACCCGCCGCCCGAGATGGAGACGGTGGAGGTTGATCTTGGCACGAGATGGATGCAGGTACAGCGCGGGGAGATCTATCAGCAAGAGCCTGCTGATCACGCGAAATATTTATATCAAAAAGTCAAACTCACCGGCACCTTCACCCACCCCAAGCCGCAGCCGGTGATGCGGAGTGTGAGCAAGGAGGAGACATATGCAAACTGCTGGGGCATAGCAAAAGTGACGTTCACCTGGAAGGAGGCGAAGCCGTGACCATCGAAGTCCTACCCCCCGAGCGCACCGCGCCGGCCGCCTCCGTCCTGCTCCACACCCTGACCTTCCCGGACGTGCTGGAGTCCAAGAAGCCCGTCTCCGACCGCTGCGGCTACCTGGTCGCAGGCCCCGACCGCCGCGGGGCGAACGCCTTGCCTCCTGTGAACCTGTGGCGCACCTGGCAGAGGGACGTGCAGACCGCGACCCTGCGCCCCGGTGCCTGGCCCGTACCGGCTAAAGTGCAGGAGTATTTCCAGAGGACTAAGCACCTGCAGTCACCCCCGAAAGGAGACCTTCAGGTCGAGGTCTACGGGTCGGTGCCTTCGGGACAGACCGAGCCCCTTGTTTTTAATGATCTTGAACCCCAGGAGGAAATTTTGAATCTCGACCTCGACTTAGGACTGAACCTCGACGCGCTCGTCGCGTCCGCGCCGCAGGTGCTCGCCAAGAAGCGCCTCATCGACCCGCAGCCTCACTTCGCCACCAGCTACACAGGCATGACGGAGTTTATGCTTTGCGCACGTAAATGGGCTGCATCCAAGTATTTCAAGACCGTGAAGTACGTCGAGTCGGAGGCGATGGCAGACGGGAACCGTGGGCATAAGACTGCGGAGAACTACCTGCTGAACGCGCAAGGCAAGAGCCTGCCTGTCGACCCCACATACCTCCCCAAGGTCAAACGGTACTGTGACTTCTTCATACGCTCCGGGGCAACTATCCACGTCGAGAAAGAACTATGCTGCACCAAGGACAAAAAACCCTGCGGCTGGTGGGACAATAAAATTGTCCACATTCGAGGCAGGGGCGACGTACTGGCCATAAAAGATCGTAAACTCAATTACATCGACTGGAAGTTTGGGAAGATTAAGGACGACCCCTTCCAAGTGGAGGTTATGGTTGCTCTTGCGGACCTCCACTTAGGTGAGCAGTTTGATGAGGCTGATGGCAAGCTTATCTTTGTAAAAGAGGCCGACCCTGCAAAGGCTCTGGTGGGGTTGAAGAAGCCTATCACTAAGGCCGACATCCCAGGTATCTGGGACAAGATCGACTGCATCACAGATCGTATGGAGATAGCGTGCCGGGACGAAGTTTTCCCCTGCACGCCCAACTTCCTCTGCAAGGGTTACTGCGACGACTTCACATGCCACCACAACGGCCGCAAAGCATGAAAGAAATTCCACTCACCCACGGCAAAATTGCACTCGTAGATGATGCTGATTATGCTTTGGTGTCCAAGCACCGGTGGCACTATGTAGGTATCGGCAACAACTGGTACGCCCGAACAACGATTTTTGTGCAAGGTGTGGGTCGCAAGGTCAGGATGCACCGGTTGATTTTGGATGCTCCTGATGGAGTCTTGGTCGACCACAAAGATGGGGACGGCACCAACAACCAACGGCACAATTTGCGTGTAGCCAGCAATAGCCAGAATAAGATGAATGGTCGACGTAGTGCCCACAAGCTAAAAGGTGTCCACGCACGGAAAGGCGGCCTAAAGTGGGAAGCGAGAATTACACACGCTGGAAAACAGGCCCACATTGGGGAATACCTATCCACCATAGAAGCAGCTTTTGCTTACGACCGCAAGGCTCGGGAACTCTTTGGAGAGTTCGCCTGCCCCAACTTTCACCCCGACTACGAGGGTGCTTACTACGAAAGGAGAAGCATGAATGACTGAAGACGACGAAGTAACCCGCGAACTGCGTTCCCTGGGTCCGATCCTGGGGAGCGTCTCGCCGGAGCAGAGGAGGGAGCTGGACATGCTGGGCGCACTCCGACCGACGATCAGGAAGCAGAGTCGCCGGGTGAAGAAAAGCGACCGCAAGAAGTTATCCACATAAGTTATCAACTTACCAACAGGAGGATGGGATGGGGAAGACACTTGCCGTTGTGATCAACGGCGCAGGAGGGACGGGGAAGGACACATTCGTGGAGATGGTGAGGGAGCATCTACAGGGGGAGAACCTGACCTCCAGCAACCACTCAAGCGTCGACCAGGTGAAGCGCGCTGCGCGCATCCTCGGCTGGGACGAGGTGAAGGACGAGAGAGGCCGTCAGTTCCTTTCCGACCTGAAAGACCTCTCGACGCAGGTGTTCGACGGCCCGATGAAGTTCATGTCAGGGTTGATCGCCGAGCGAAACCTCGACGTCATGTTCTTCCACATCCGGGAGCCGCAGGAGATCGCCAAGTTCCTTGAGGCGCATGAAGGCTCGATCTCAGTGCTGGTCTCTCGGGACGGCGTGAACGTCTTCGGCAACCACGCCGACAAGAACGTGGAGAACCACCCCTACACCACCTACGTCGACAACAACGGGTCGCTGGAGGATCTGGACCAGTACGCCGCGCAGTTCGCTCGCGTCCTCGCAGAGGACCACAGGAGGCTCAACCATGCTCCTCGTTAAGCCTTCGTCCGAGATCCTCACCATCACCCCGAATGCCCTACAACTCATCGAGGTGGCCGGCAGGACCTGCTACAAGAGCGAGGAGAAGATGAGCGAGTCCTCCGCTCCCGCATTCGCCGCCAAGATCATCAAGCAGGGTCACGAGACGGTCCTGGAGCACGCCAGCGCGACCGTCAGGTTCATCGTGGACCGCGGTGTAAGTCATGAGATCGTGCGGCATAGGATCGCCAGTTACAGCCAGGAGAGTACCCGGTACTGTGACTATGAGGGCGGGCATGTAGCCTTTGTGATTCCGCCCTGGTGTGATGCGGCACCGGGCGACTACGAGAGGGTCGAGATACGCGACATCCCCGGGGCAATGTGGTTCAATCACATGCTCAACGCTGAGATAGCGTACAAGACCCTGCGCGATCAGGGTTGGCGCCCTGAGCAGGCACGCTCCGTCCTCCCGAACAGCCTCAAGACCGAGATCGTCATGACTGCCAACTTCAGGGAGTGGCGGCACTTCTTCAAGCTGCGCACGGCGCCGGCAGCCCACCCTCAGATGAGGGAGGTTGCAATACCTCTCCTGGCGGAGATGATGCGGCGAGTGCTGGTCGTCTTTGATGATCTGGTATGAGCAAGACCCCTGAAGGAAGAGTCAAAGACGCCTGCCGCACCTACCTCACAGGGATCGGCCTGTGTGCTTCCAAGGACGCCGTCAAGGTTACCGAGCAGCACACAGGTTGGTTTCACTTCCCAGTCCCCGCCTTCCAAGGTGTGATGGGCCAGCCCGATATCCACGGTCACTACCGCGGCCGTTTCTTCACCATCGAGACCAAGGTTCTGGGGAAAGATCCGACCCCGCTCCAAGCGCATCAGCTCAAGGCAATCAACACCACCGGCGCCGTTGCTTTCGTGGTGCGCTGCGTGGAGGACCTGGTCTTTGTGGAGACCTGGAGGAAAAAAGTAGATGCTGAAATAAAGTTCTTGACAAAAGGGAGCGTCTGAAGTAAATTCAGATCACTGATATGCATTTAGGAGGCCCACCATGCACGACGCACTTACAGAATACCGCGCCCAGCGTGCCGAGCTGTTGCGAGCAGCGCGCAGACGGAACACCAGGATCTTCGCTGCAGTCTTCGTTCTCCTGCTGCTCACCCTTATCGTCGCCATCGATGTGTGCCGCTCCCCGATCCCCTCGCCGGAGAACTTCGACGCCGCGGAGATGCGGCGCGAGGCGGCCCGGAGGGCGAGATGAGTGGCCCGCACCGCCGGGCCGAGGAACCTAAACCGATCAAGATCAAAAGCGACCGGAGTCCAGCGCACATCTACGCCGACGAGCAGCGGGTCTGCAAGAAGTGTGGTTCGGAGTTCATTTTCAAGGCTTCTGACCAGGTACACCTCGCCAGCGTCGGCAGCTTCTGCTCTACCGCCTGCAATACGGCGAACTTGAAGGACGAACAGGCCAAGTATTTTGCGCGACTGCGCTTGCGGAAGCAGATGCGGAAAGAGGGGTATCTGCTATGAGAATCTGCGCCGAGACTGACGAGGCGTGCGAGGTGACGGGCTGCATCCAAGCCTTCCCTCACGAGTGCGACAAAAGTTGCAACGACGCTTTCTGCCACAAGAAGGAGCGGGATACTAAGTGTGTGGGGGCAGAAGATGTCCAGACGAGATGAACGTCGTAGGGAGGTAGAACTGGTCCGGAATAACGCTGCGATGGCAGCGAGAAACGGGCAGTCAATCCACAACATGCCTCGGGAGTACCGGGGCACAAGCGATGAGTTCCAGTGGAAAGAGGCATTCAGGCGCGAGCAGGAAGGTATGGAGCAGACCGCCGAACAAACAGCACTAGCCGAGCACGAAGCTGAAATAGATGCGGTGAGAACATCAATAGAGACGTTGAAAAGTATGGAAGATCTCAAAGAGTGCTTACGGCTCATCCTCTGCTTGATCGAGGAACGCCCATGACCTTTGCTCCTCGCATCGTCGGTTCTCAGATAGTTTTCAAGCCCGCCGACCTGGCGCAGGCCAAACAGGTACGAGCCTGCATCCCGACCGTCCGGTTCGCAGAGTCACCCATCGGGGTCTTAGGCGCCGCGCCCCTGACACTGGAGGCCGCAAGGATTCTCAGGAACCTGGGGATCGAGGCGCCGAGTCCGATAGAGGCCGTTTATAACTGGCCGATCATACCGGGCCGCAAGCCTCGGCCACACCAGATCACGACCAGCGCCTATTTCACGCTGAACCCGAGAGGACATTGTCACAATAGTCCAAGGACCGGCAAGACCCTCTCGACGCTCTGGGCCGTTGACTACCTCCAGCAGATCGGGGTCCTGAACAAGGTCCTGGTCGTGGCACCGCTCTCCACACTGGAGCGAGCCTGGGGCGACGAGATCTTCATGAACTTCCCCGGGAAGCGTTTCGCCGTGCTGCATGGGTCAGCAGAGAAGCGGAGGAAACTGCTTGCGGATAAGAGCATGGACCTGTACGTAATAAATCACGACGGGGTCGAGATCGTCCAGAAGGAGATCATGGCGCGAGGTGACATAGACCTGATCGTGATTGATGAAGTGGCAGTCTTCCGGAACGCGAAGACCAAGCGGTGGAAAGCGATGAACGCCGTGGTGAACAACCGCGGGGTCTACACCTGGTGCTGGGGGCTCACAGGGACGCCCACAAGCAACGAGCCGACCGATGCCTATGGTCAGGCCAGGCTGGTACGCCCTGAGAGCGTCAGAGGACAGAGCTTCACCGCTTTTAAGGATCTCACCATGCAGCAGTTCGGTCCTTTCCGCTGGGTCCCGCGGCAGGGATCGGAGCAGACCGTCGCACGGGTGCTCTCGCCATCCATCAGGTTCGACCGCTCCACGGTCACTGACATGGAGCCCTGCCTGATTGAGAGACATGCCGAGCTCTCTCCGGAGCAGAAGCACCACATCACGAAGCTCTTGCGCGAGGCAACCACCGAGATCGATGGGTCGACCGTGACGGCGGTGAATGCTGCGGTGCTGATCAGCAAGGTGGTGCAGGCAGCCTGCGGCTGCGTCTACGGTGCGAACGGCGAGTTTCTCCGCCTGGACTTCGGCCCACGAATGAAAGTCCTGGAAGAAGCCATCGAGGAAAACAACGGCGAGAAGGTCATCGTGTTCCTCCCCTTCACTGGGGCGCTGAACGCCATCGCCTTGGAGCTGAAGAAAAAGTGGACCGTCGAGATCGTGGATGGGTCGGTCTCCGCTGGCAAGCGGAACCAGATCTTCGCCGATTTCCAGACCAAGAAGGCGCCGCACGTCCTCGTCGCACACCCGCAGTGCATGTCGCACGGTTTGGAGCTCACCGCCGCGTCGCTCATAGTCTGGGGGGCGCCCATCACTTCGAACGAGATCTACACCCAGGCCTGCTGCCGCATCGACGGCGGAGGGCAGAAGTCCAAGATCGACATCATGCATATCTCTGCAACACCCACAGAGCGCAGGATCTACTCAGTGGTGCGGGAGAAGGGTCGTCTGCAAGACGTGGTCTTGGGGCTGCTGAAGCTCGGAAAAGAATCTTAAATAAAGTTCTTGACGCGGCAAATAAAGACTGATATAAAGAATTTAACACTTCAAAAGGAGGTAGCGAGATGGCCCGCTTCACCGAAACCCAGAAACAGACGCTCCGCGACACGGTGCTGGATAAGACCTTCAGCGGCAGGGAGGAGTCCCTCGCAACGATGCGCCAGATGCTCGCGGAGCAGGCATACGCTTCGCAGGGAGCCCACATGGTGGACCTGCTCAAAGGCTTGCCGAAAGGCGTGGCGAGGTTGAGCGCAGACATGCGTTGCTACTTCGGAGGGCAGACCGCCAATCTCCCGCTCGCCACCGAGCGCCCGCACGGCTACCGCGCTTGGGAGCAGCGCTTGCGCTTCGGCACTGACGACCCCCTGACCAAGCGATTCGAGGAGATCAACCTGCTCCAAGATGCTGTTGACAAGGATCGCAAACTGCTCCGCTCGCAAATCAACTCGCTGCTCTCCACCATCACTACCGACAAGCAGCTTCTCGCTGTGTGGCCGGAGGTCGAGGAGTTCGTGCCGAAGGGCGAGATCAAGAATCTCCCCGTGCCGCTCACCGAGGACCTCAACAAGATGATTCAGGAGTTCTCCGGGGGTGCGAAATGACCACCCCCACCAACCAGGAAATCATCGACCAGTACCTCATCGACCGCGGGCGTATCAAGCGGATCAAGGAGGCAGCGGCGGGTGCCGTCGCATCCCTGGAGACCTTCCAATCCAACCGCGAAGCGTACCTGCTGAAGCAGGACGACCCCGCGCTTTTCGACTTCCTTACCGACCTCTACATTAACGGCCGGGACGGCAAGGCGGCGGCCGAGGCCAAGAAGAAGGACATCGGCCTGAAGCAGAACGAGATCGAGGCCTGGCTCCTGAAGATGCTGGACAAGCTGAAGTCCAAAGGCTTCAAGACTGAGTTCGGCACAGTGTTCCCGACGAGGAAAGAAGGCGTATCCGTGGAGGACTGGGATGCGGTCGTAGACTCCCAGCTCCTGTTACCCGTCGCTGAACACCTTGAAGATCTTATGGCTCTGGCTGGCGCAGGCGCAACCGTTGAGGAGGTCGCCGCAGCGATTAAGTCCTACATGCACCTGGAACTGATCACGAAAGGGGTGGCGAAGACGAGCGTCCTCGAAATCATGGGCGACAAAGATGAGAAGACCGACAGCAGGCCGAACCCTCCGCCCCCGGGCGTCAAGTACACCGCGATCCGGACGGTCGGGGTGAGGAAGAACTAGATCAGTTGGGGGCGCTGCGCTCGCCCGCCCCAATTCACTTAAACCAGGCGCGAAAGCGCCACTACAAAGGAGCCCCAAATGACCAACGAAGTAATGATCCCCGAAATGTCGTCCCTCCCCGCCTACCTGCGGGAGGCCATCGCCGCCGACCCCAGCCTGATCCAGGCCAACCTGGACGCCGCCAACGGCATCGGAGCTGGAGCGGTCCCCACTCTTACCGCCAACCAAGGCATGTTCAAGACCAAGATCGACGGCGTGGAAGAAGTCATCCAGATGAAAGTCGAAGGCATGGGTATGATCAACGCCCCGAAGATCGCCGCCGTCATCCTGAAAGGGAAGGCCGCCCTCGACCGCGCCTGGTTCGCCACCGCCTACACCGCAGGTTCCGAGGCGCAGTCCCCCGACTGCTCCAGCGAGGACGGCATCAGGCCCAAGGCTGACTCCCCGAACAAGCAGTGCGACTCCTGTGCCGGCTGCCCGCAGAACATGTGGGGCACCGCCAAGCTCCAGGACGGCTCCCCCGGCAAGGGCAAGGCCTGCGCCGAGAAGAAGCGCCTGGCGATCTATGCCAACAACGGCGTCTTCCGTTTCAACGTCCCGCCGGCATCCCTGGGCGACTTCGCCGCTTACGCCCGCCAGCTCGCTGGTCACGGCCTGGGCCTCGCCACGGTGATCACCACGATCTCCTTCGACCCCGCAACCCCGACCAAGCTGGTCTTCGCTTTCCAGGGCGTTCTGCCGGAGGCTGCTTTCAAAGGCAAGATCCAGCCGCTCCTGACCTCCGACGAGGTGGGGGCGATCATGCAGGACTTTACCCAGACGGCGCTGCCGGCACCCGCTGCGCAGCAGACCCAGTCGGGCCCCTCCGCCGCAGAGATCGCAGCTCAGAAAGCGGTCGAAGCGGAGAAAGAGAAAACCGCAGCCGCAGCCAAGAAGAAAGCGGACGCCGACAAAAAAGCCGCAGAGAAGAAGGCAAAAGACGAGGCTGCTGCCGCAGCTGCGAAACCCGCAGACGACGGCCTGGGCTTGGGCGATCTCGGGCTCGGTATGGGTGCAGAGGGCGCGGGTGACAACCTCACCGACGAGGCGCTCTCCGCGCTCTTCAGCCTGTAAGAATCTTAGCCCCTCCTTTCGGGGAGGGGCTTTTAAGGAGGCAGAGCAGTGGCAGGTTACTTCGGGATGAATCAGAAAGGTGCAGAGATAAGCGGGCAGAAGTTCGGCATGTTGCTCGCTACAACCATGCACCAAGTGACGCTGCCTTCAGGTCGACAACACGCTGAGTGGCTTTGCTTGTGTGATTGCGGGGGAACTCGCATGGTGCCTAAAGCTCGGCTGACTAGAGGCACCACTACCCACTGCGGCTGCTTGCACACGCGAAACATCGAAGGCTTAGGTCCGCGCAGAAACGCGCCCGAGTACAATTCTTGGGTCTCAATGCGCAACAGATGCAACAACCCGAGGAATCAGGATTACCATCACTACGGCGGGCGAGGCATCAGGGTAAGTCCGAGGTGGGGAGCGTTTAAGAATTTCTATACTGATATGGGTCCTAGCCCTGCGGGTTTCACGTTGGATCGTATAGACTCAGACGGAAATTACGAACCAGGCAACTGCCGATGGGCAGACTCCATAACTCAAAATAACAACTCCAGAAACTGCAGACGGATCACACTCAACGGCGAAACTTTGACACTCACGCAGTGGGCCGCCCGACTAAATATAGGCCTACCGTCGCTCATCCAGAGGCTAAAGAACTGGCCGCTGGAGCGAGCGCTGACAACCCCAAAGAAGGAGCGAAAATGAAAGTAGCTGTACTTTGGCATCGAGATCAGGACGGCTGGGCGAGCGCCTTCGCCGCACACCACGCCCTCTCTGCATCTCACGAGATGCTCTTCAAATCGGTCCAGTACGGCGAGGACCCGCCTTACGCCGAACTCAACGAGTTCTCCCCCGACCAGGTCTACATCCTGGACTTCAGCTACAAGGCCCCCGTCCTGCGGGAGTTCATGGAGAAGTTCCCCGCGACCGTGGTGATCGATCATCATCGCTCTGCGATGGCCGAACTCGCAGAGTTCCCCGAGATCTTCCACCTCGGAGCCGAAGTAGTCGATGGGTTACCCCTCTTCTCCGGCGTCCGAGTCTACCTCGAAAACTCCGGCTGCGTTCTCTCCTGGCTTTTCTTCAACCCCGAGGAGCCAATCCCCAAACTGCTGCACTACGTCCAGGACCGCGACCTCTGGAAGTTTGAGCTGGAGCACTCCAAGGAGATCAACGCCTTCATCGCCACGATGCCCTTCGAGTTCGAGGCGTGGGCCGACTTCTACATGCCGCTGGCCTACGATGCGGGGAAGGCGATACTGGACTTCCAGAGACGGCAGATTGAGGGGAGGGTGAAGGCGGCAGAGATGATACACTGCCACATCGACGACGGGGTGGCGTTCAAACATGCAACGCCTGAATCCATAGCCATAAACGGCTGCCTTCGTAACCACCCGTACTACTGGAGCATCTCGCCGAATGCGAGTATCTCGCCGTCGGACTGCAAGAAGTATCTCATCCCCGTCGTCTGCTGCTCCGAGAACATCTCCGAAGTAGGCGAAGCACTCTGCCTCGCCTATCCGGACGCGCCGTTCTCCATGACCTACTGCGACCGCCCGGGAGGTAAGCGCAATTACTCGCTCCGGTCCCGCTTCGGTTTCGACGTGAGCGAGGTCGCCGTAGCGTTCGGAGGCGGGGGCCACGCCGGCGCCGCAAGGTTCACCTTGGATGCTCCAAGGGTCATTTAGGAGGCCGTCATGGGCGACGTCACCGACGACCCTTTCTGCGCCGGAGTCAAAGCTGACACAATTGATTTCGGAAGCGGGGAATCTAAAGGCATCGACTTCAAGAAGCTGAACACACCAGAAGCTCGGGCGGCTTCGGAGAAGTGGCGCAAGGAGGTGGAACAGCGTCTGACCGCTAAGGAAGCTTCGCAGAAACGGATGGCGGAGTACCTGAAAAGAAATGTCGATGAGGGCGAAATCGACAACGACTGGGAGTGCGAGTTCATTGACTCGGTTTACCGCAAGACTCACTCCGCGCTGCCCTACCTATCCGACAAGCAGGACTCGATCCTGACCAGATTATTCGAGAAGTATTAAAAGGAGCCCAAAATGAAAACGACACCAGGCCCGCCGGGCGAAGAGAAGTTCGGGAAGCACCTCAAGGATCTGCTCCGCAGAACAGGACTTTCTGTGGACGAGGTAACACCCCTCTTTGGGGTCTCCCGTGTATCCATTTACACGTGGATAATGGAGAAGCCTGTCCGGCCGGAGCTCGACGGCACGGCCAGCGTCGGTCCGCAGCAACCCCTGATCCGCAGCCGCGCTCTGCGCGTCATCGCGCTGCTGGAGAAGGTCGAGAAGTCGGGAGACCTCCCCCTGGTGGAGGTCGAGAAGAAAGACCGCCCCGCAGTGCTTGAGGCCGTCTTCAAGAAACACCTGACGCCTCCGGTGAAGCGGCAGGCGAGAGCGGAAGACTAGGCGCGGTTCCCAAGAGGAGCCGCACCATTAAAAGAAGTGGCCGAGGGCCACCAAGAGGAGATGCGATGAGCGACGAACAGAACCTGAAAACGATTGCGCTGGATGCAGCGATAAAGACCGCAGGAATGGCGCACCGCGAGGACATCGTGACCGCCGAAGAGATAGTGGGCGCAGCCAAGCAGATATTTGAGTGGCTGAACAGTCGGGGCCACGCATCTGGTGCGGATGAAGAACCGCACCATTAAAAGAACTTGACAGAGATCCAACTCAGGGGGTAGCATAATACCCCCTGCCTTTTAATGTATTATTTGGTAGACCCGCTTCTGGAGGCTCACCCGATGGACTTTCTCTCAAGGCTCCTCCCAAGTACGGGGCTTTACTGCACCGCCCGCCTGATCCCCACCGGGGGATTCCAACACTACTTCCACGCGACAATCGCAGAAACTGCGGAACATCTCAGGGCCTCGGACGCCGCCGGCCACACCATGTACCTGGCTCAGGCGTCTTACAGTATAGAGGCTTACCAGAACAACGACAAGAACAGATCGCTGCCCAAGGGGAGCAAGCTGCCTGTGCGGACGCAGCAAAACACCACGCATCTGCGCTCCTACTTCGTCGACATCGACTGCGGCCCCGAGAAGTTCGCCAAAGACCCCCACAAGAGCTACCCCACACAGCTGGACGCCATCAAGGACCTGCGCCGCTTCGTAAGGGATGCAGGCTTCCCGTTCCCAGTCCTGATCTCCTCCGGCCACGGCCTCTACGCGCACTGGATCATCGAGGAAGACGTCCCGGCGCAGCAGTGGAAGACCCTGGCCCACCTTTTCAAGAACGTCATGGCGCACCACAAGTTCAAGCAGGACCCCAGCCGCACCTCAGACTCGGCCTCGGTGCTTCGCCCGGTGGGAACCCACAACCGGAAGACCGGAGACATCAAGGCCGTGAGGGTGCTGCAGGACGCCGACAGTATCCCGCTGGCGCGGTTCATAGATCTGCTGGAGCACGCCTCGACCAAGGCGAAGCTCGCAGCTCCTGCGCTGCTCCCCCCGACGCAGTTCCGAGGCATCAACGACGAGTTCACCGCAGGGCTCGACGGCCCGCCGTCGTCGGCGGAGCGGGTGGCTCAGAAATGCGCCCAGATCCGCCAGATGCGCGACACCAGGGGCAACCTGACCGAGCCTGCCTGGTACGCTGCCATAGGCCTGCTGCGCTACTGCTCGGAGGGGGACGACCTGATCCACCAGTGGTCCGCAGGACATCCCGCCTACACCGAGTCGATCACCGCCGGCAAGATCCAGCACCACATCAAGTCGGGCGCCGGGCCCACCACCTGTGCCAAGTTCGCCGCGGAGGACGCGCACCTCTGCGTGGGTTGCCCCAGCGCCAACAAGATCAAGAGCCCCATCGTTCTGGGCCGGCCGGAGCTGGAGGTGGCCCAAGTGGTCACCGAGGAAGAGGTGGGGTTGCAGCCTTACGGCTACCGCCGCTCCAACGACGGCGTCTACTACATCGCCGACGGCTCCTCGGCCCCGCTCAGGCTCTACCCCTATGACCTCTACCCGACCAAGATCGCCATGGACAAGAGCCTGGGGTATGAGACAGTCACCATCCGGCACCAGATGCCGCGCACCGGGGAGTACCAGGAGTTCACCCTTCGCTCGGCGCTGCTGCATGACCAGAAGACCATGATGATGCACATGGCCGATAATCACGTGCAGATCTCAGGCAAGGAGGAGAGAGGTTTCTTTATGGCTTACGTGGAGCAGTACCTGTCGAAACTGAGGAGCATGAAGGACATGGCGACGCTGCATTCCCAGATGGGGTGGCGGCCGGATGGCCTGGATCAGGCCTTCGTGCTGGGTGACAAGACCTACAAAATCAACGGAGACGAGGAGGACACCGGCTTTGCGAAAAACATCCCCGAAGTTGCCAAGGCATTCCACCCCGAGGGGGACCTCGAAGAGTGGTCGAGTACGACAAAGGCCTTGGGTCTCCCCGGCATGGAGCCGTTCGCCTTCGCGTTCCTGGCGGGAGCTTTCGGCGCTCCGCTCATGCGCTTCACGGGATACGCAGGCGCGTGCGTTGCACTTGTCGGCCATACGGGAATTGGAAAGACACTGGTGGGGGAATGGATCTTATCGACGTACGGAGACCCTCGTCAACTGTCCCTTCTGAAGAACGACACGGTGAACGCGCTGGTCTCGCGTCTGGGCCTCTACGGCTCACTCCCCTTGTACCTGGACGAGGTGAGTAATATCGAGGGGCAGGAGCTCTCCGATCTTCTCTACCGTATCACACAGGGGCGGGACAAGGCTCGCCTGGGCCGGGACGCCCGGGAGCGGGCAGTGCTCAACTCGTGGAACACCATCGCCGTCGCCTCCAGCAACCATTCCCTCATCGACAAGCTCTCCAATCTGAAGTCCGACTCCTCCGCCGAGATCAACCGGATCATGGAGGTGACCTGCAAGCCGGTCGCGGGGTTCGGACGCAACGAGGCGACCGCCGCCTACCGCGCCTTCCACCAGAACTTCGGCACCGCCGGCCCCGTCTACGCCGCCTACATCACCGAGCATCAGCACGAGCACCAGGAGAAGATCGACGCCATCTCCAAGAAGATCGACCAGCTAAGTGCCGCCTCCAGCGACGAGAGGTTCTGGTCCGCCATGAGCGCCGTCGCCATCTACGGAGGGCTGATCGCCAAGAAGCTGGACCTCATCGAGTTCGAGGTGGCGCCCCTGCTGAACTGGATCGTGGGGCGCATCAAGGCGCTGCGGGGCGAGAAGGAGGAGCTGGTGGCGACCCAAGTGGACGTCCTGGGTCAGTTCCTGGACGAGATGGCCGCCGGCGTCATGGTGACCAGTGGGGATGATACCAAGCTTTGCTCGGTGCTGAAGGAGCCCCGCGGCCCGCTGATCGCCCGCATCATGGTGGACCAGAACAAGCTCTACGTATCGAGGCAGAGTCTCAAGAAGTATCTGGACAAGCACTACGGCAGCTACACGGACCTGAAGAACGAACTTATGGACCTGAAGGCGCTGTTAAGTCATGATACCAGACGGGTCCTCGGATCGGGGACCTACATTGGCGGGACGCAGCAGCCTGTGTGGGTGGTGGACTTGAACTGCCCCGCGCTGGGGCGCCGAGTGTTGAGCCTGGTGACGGACATCAAGGATGGGAAGCGACGGGCAAGTTCGCAGGAGTGAGGAGGTTAAATGCTAGTGCTTGTTGGATGTGAAACCAGCGGGGAGGTGCGGCGTGCCTTTCGAGCCCGAGGACATCGAGCTTGGAGCTGCGACCTCCTCCCCGCGGATGATGGCTCACCGTTCCACATCCAAGGAGATATTCGGGACGTGCTGGCGAGGGGTGTACCGTGGGACCTGTTTATTGTACACCCGGAATGCACTTACATGTGCGGCAGTGGGCTACACTGGAATGATCGAGGGCGAGGGCATGAGAAAACCGAGGAATCCTTGAAGTTCGTGCGCTGGTTGCTCGACTTGCCGATTCCGAAGATTGCGCTTGAGAACCCTGTCGGATGTATCGGTACCCGAATTAGAAAGGCGTCGCAAAGTATTCAGCCTTATCAGTTCGGGCATGATGCAAGCAAGCGTACCTGCCTGTGGCTCAAGGGGCTGCCCCTGCTGCAACCGACAGAGCTAGTAGCGCCCCGCATCACAGCAGATGGGAAGAGACGATGGGCTAATCAGACAGATAGCGGGCAGAATAAGTTAGGCCCGAGCGAGGACCGCTGGAAAGAGCGCTCCAAGACGTACACCGGCATCGCAGAGGCGATGGCCGCGCAGTGGGGATAATTTTTAAATAAAGTTCTTGACAAACATCTATCATTGAGGCATAGTTCACCTATACTAATTAGGAGGGACTATGCGCCGACGCGACATCCGACCGGGAAAGATCTACACGGACCACTGCAACCTCGGGCGCAAGATCGTCACACGGAAGACGCAGGACACGGTTTTCTACATCAGCCTCGTGGTCCGCGAGAACCACGGCCGCTTCGCCCCGCAGCTCGGGGGTGGACACTGCTCGCTCGGACGCTTCGTCGCCTGGGCTTCCAAGGAGGTAGCGAGATGAACTGCCCCAGATGTGAAACGGAGATGAGCGGGGAGGTTGACGGAGCGACGAACCTCGGCTTCTGCCCCGCCTGCGGGGTCCACACGGAGATCACGCAGCCCACCTTCGCGGAGATCGACGGTTTCCGGAGCAGAGTGAGCGCGCTTATGACGCAGTAGCCTCTCCCGCAGGGGCAGGATCTGACACAGGAGCCGATCCCTGCGGGCTTCCAGTTCTTCTATGGGGTAGTGAGTCACGGGCGACCTCCGATCGTTAGGATAGGCTAATGTTATCGGGGTCTGAAATCTTGTCAACAGATTATTTTCGGGGGTGCGAAAATGTCCTGTTTCATTTGCAAGTACGACGGAACCCGGATCTGTAATGCGGAGGAGGCAGAGATTAAGTGTTTTCTCTGCGGCAGGTGCGAGGCGGAGGCGGCCCTGCAGGAGGCGTCATGCTCCTCTACAACGTAGTCGCCTCGCGGGCCGTTGACCGTCCAGGCGGCACGGACTTTTACCCCTCGGTCGTCAATCCGCACCCCGTGGATGTGGACAAGGCGAGGGACATCATGGCGGAGTGCCAGAGCCGCGGCATCTGCTGCCGGCTGGAGGAAGTGTGATCAACTATGTGGTAGGCTTCGCCTTCGACGCGAAGAAGGAGCGGGTCGTCCTCATCAAGAAGAACCGGGGACCGAAGGAGCTCATCGGGAAGCTGAACGGTGTGGGCGGGAAGATCGAGGACCACGAGTCGTCCTTTGAGGCGATGAGCCGCGAGTTCTTTGAGGAGACGGGAGTCTCCATCCCTGACTTTTGCTGGTTCCACCAGGGCGCCTTCTCCGGCGCCGGCTGGAGCGTCAAGGTCTTCGCTGCCTGCACCGACGAGATCCTGAAGGCAAAAACCATGGAGGACGAGGTAGTCCACATCCTCCGTGTCCGGGCGCTCCCGCTGCTGGAGTCATTCAACGATCTCTGCCACCACGTCCCGCTGCTGGTGGGGCTCTGCCTTAACCCGATGGTTAAGCGATTCAGTTTTGAGGAGGAGTAGGCGGGGCCTACTCCCCGCCCCTCACCCTCTCCTGCAGCATCTGATCTCTCTTTGTAAGCACTCCGGCCCTCGCCGCCTGACCGCGCTTCAGCGCGGCGAGGAGCTCCCCCTGCGAGATCTTCATCCCCGGCTGTTTCATCCCCCAGGTATTGACCGCCTCGATCGCCTCATCCCGCGCCTCCATGTCGCCTTCCATGGTCGCCTCGGTCACCCGCTTCATCAGGAGCGACCGGCGCTGCCGCAGTTCGACGGACAGGGCAGAGATCTCGCGGCGTTCCTCCTGCGCCAAGGATACCTCCAGAGGGTTCACGCCCAGAAGCTGCAGGGCGACGCTCGTGGGGGACAGGTCCTCCGGCTGGATCATGGTGTTCCCGCCGCCACCGACGGCGCCGCGCTCGCTCAGGCCGTAGGCCTTGATGAAGTCCTTCAGCACCTTGGGAGAGGACACAGCCACGGCCTCGCCCAGATCGCCGTCTGCAAGGGCGTCTGAGGCGCGCAGGGAGTCGGAGACGATGCCGAAAGCTGGACCCAGAGCGCGGCCTGCGTACCACTGAGCTTTCTGCGTCCCGGTAAGGCCCGGGGGAGGCTCGCCGTTTATCACGTTCGCCATGCCGCCCAGACCCACGCGCTTGGAGATGTCCGCGCCGATGAGCGACGGGAGACCCTTCAAAAAGACGTTGCCTGCCGTATCGCCGAGCGCCTCGCGCACCGCGTTCTCGAAGTCCTGCTTGGGGTCCCACGGATCGTCCGGGTCGCCGAAGGCCGCCGCAAGCCCCGCCCAGATGGCGCCAGTCACTGCATTCGAGGCCAGCATGGCGATGGGGGTTCCCGAGGCCCCGGCCAGACCCATGGACATGCCCACCATGTAGGCCAGCTCCTTGCGCCTTTCACCCCACCCATCCTCCAGGTAGGCGTCCTTGGCGAGCTGCACGGTCTTGCCCAGCATGTGCAGGCGGAAGAACTGGAACTGACCCAGGACCCGACCCGTGTTGCCGCGGAGCAGTTCCGGCCGGTTCTGGCTGGAGAAGTCGGCCAGCGTGTCGTCGATGATGTTCGCGGCGTAGTCATTCGCCTCCATGAAGTCCTTGCCGTGTGCCAGTGCTATCTGGAAGGACGAGATCGCTGCGGCGCGGCGGGAGCCGGTTTCCGACTTCTGCATAAAGAAGGCGCCCTTGGATACCACGGCGTCGACCAGCTTCTCGCCGCGGGAGGCCCCGGTGATGAGGTCCTGCAACTCGTGGGAGGACGAGAGGTCCAGCATACCCTGGAGGCCCAGAACTTTCAGAATCAGAAGCTTCCGGTCGCTCTCGGAGAAGCTGCCGTAGAGAGCCTTCATGGCGAGGCGCAGTCGACCCTTCTCGGCGGCGGAGGCCTTGCGCTCCGCCTGGATCATCTCGTAGAGCCGCTCGCCTGCGTTTTCGTGCGCCAGGTTGAAGGCCTCGATCTTCTCGTCGGAAAACCTGCCGGCGGTGTAGTTCTTCGCCTCCTTCACGTAGGACGTGAAGGCCTTGGTGAACCCGTAGCGCGCCGCCATCTTGGGGATGGTGGTCATGAAGGGCTGCGCCCACTGCACCGCCCACACCGACGGGCTGGAGAGGTACCAGAGGAAGGTCGCCTTGCCCACCGCCTTGGTGAACTCGTTGATCTTCTCGGCGTTGTGCGCCATCTCCAGCCGGTACAGGTTGTCCCGCAGCGTCGACATGCGCTCGATGGCGTGGACGTCGGTGTCCTGCGCCTTGATCCGGTTGGTCATGTCGCGGAAGGTCTGCTCTATGGCCGTGCCGTATTTCAGGCTCGCTATGGCGCGGGCCGCCTTCGCCGTGTAGGTGGCGTAAGCCCGGAGCGCGTCCGTGGAGTAACCCTCGACCCCCTCGCGCTTCAGGGTGTGGCCTGAGACGGCGTAGCGCGGCATGGTCTGGAGGCGGGCCGCCTTGAAGTCGTCCATGAGCGAGTCCAGCGCCTCCCCAGTGAGTCCCCGGGCCTCGGCCGCAGCTTTCATGCGCTCCAGGAAGGCGAGCGGGATGTTGGTCACGTTGCGGCTCCCCTCGGTCTGGAGCTCGTACTGCGCGGTGACCCCCTTCATCTTCTTGATGCGCTCCACGGCGTCCATCGCCGCCTGCTTGGACTCGAACATCTCCGTCTTCAGCCGCTTCTCCGAGCCCTCCTCCAGAGTGCGGACAACGTGGTCCCCGAAGCGCATGAGGGGCGCGTAGTCCCCGCGCAGCTGCCCGCGGTCGCTGATCTGAGCGATCTGGAGGGCGAGATCCACCGCCTCGTTGCCGTGCGTAGCCCGCAGTTTCACCATCCCGGCGGGGTCCTGTTTCCAGAGCGTCCCCGCGATCTCCTCCGCCTGGTTGAACGCCTCGTTGCCGAAGGAAGCCCGCAGGGGCTCCAGCTGCGCGTCGCGGAACTGGTCGGCGAGGACCTTCATGTGGTCGATGATCTTCTGCTGCACCTTGCGCTGCTCGGGGGAGAGCTTCTTCCAGAGCGCCGCGATCTCGGTGCGCGCCTCGCCCAGAGTCTTCCCGGTCTGCTCTGCCTTCCCCGACTCCTCCCACGATTTGGGCGTCCACCCTGCATCCCGGCCGTCGGCGTGGAGCTCGTAGAGCGTCGCCTTGATGGTCAGGTCGTTGAAGGCAGCGAGGTCCGTATCGGTCTTGAAGGCCTTCTCATGCTCCAGCCGGATCGTCTGGGCCCGGGTCGTCGGCACGTCACCAGCCGCAGCCTTGGCACGTTTCTGCACCAGGTAGTCCGCCAGGAGATCCTTGATCGGCGCGTAGATCGGCATGGACTGCGCCATCTTGATCGCACGGTCCACAGGCATGATGGAGCGCCACACGTTCCCCGAGATGTCCGAGAGAGCGCGCTTGGCGATCTGTGTGGTGGTCTTCTGGTAGAGGTCGTTAACCCCCTCTTTCGTGTTCAGCCGCTGATACAGCGGGAACGAGCCGGGGGTTCGGTCGGTGATGAGGGTGAAGGGGACGGGGATCATGCGAAAGTCAGGATCTTCTGCCCGCTCCATAACGTCTTCCATCTGGCGCGCCCCGCCGGGGATGCCGTCGATCTTGACGGTGCCTACCCCCTCCCCCCCGTACTTCTTGAATAGAGAAGGAAGAGTTCTATCATAGAGCGCAGCGAGCCCTTCGCCGCCAACTTTGAGGTCGAGGCCGGAAAGCGTTTTCAGGCGCACGCCGAGACCGTAGGAGTTACTGTGCTCGGGGGCTTGGGCGAGCAGTTTCTTGGCTACGTCTTTGCCTACTATCTCAGGCAATTCCTCCGGCTCGACCTGCTTATCTATAACCTTCCCGCCATTGTGGTCAAAGGCCACTACCCGCCCGTATGTCGGGTCACCGTCGAGGTTCGCACGTCCGATCCCGGATGAGGCGTTATCCGTGTAGGTGACCTTGCTTATCTGCTTACTCAAATCGTACCGCTTCGCCTGCATCTCCCCGGTGGTCCAGGCGACCCCCGCGAAACCGTTCTCCTTGGCGTAGGCAAGCACGCGCTTCACGCCTAGATCGTAGATCCGCTTTCTGAGGTACTCCGGCATCTTCTTCTGGTTCGCGTCGGACGGCCCCTGCATCTCTTCCACGAAGAGAACGCGCTTGCCATCCACGCTGCGCTCGTTGAAGCGGATGCGGACGATGGGGTTCTCCACACCTTGATACTGGCTGTGTCCATCCTCCCAAGGTTCGTTGATCACCGCCCCGCGAGCTTCTGCCTCGGACTTGGTAATGATCCCCATGTGGTAGTCATTGATCGCCTGGATGTCACCAGTATAGGGGTCTTGGGTGCTCGGAGCCGTCACGAACATCTCTCTGTAACTGCTTTCGGCAGCGCCGGGCTCCACGTACTGCGCGAATTGCGGTTCGTTCTCTTGGTCGTAATCGTCGTCAGCGTTGACGTCGTACTCCGCTATCGCGTCGTACTTGCTCGCCTCCTCGGATGTGTACATGAACTCGCCGTCGCGGTAGACGGCCCAAGCATCGGGGGTGTTGTCTATTGCCCACTGCGGGACATCAGAAGCTTCGCTGACTTTCACGGCGGTGATCTTGGGGACCTTGGGGCCGTCACCAAGGACCACATCCCTCAAATCAAGCTGCTTCTCTTTCAGGAAGTCGATCACCTCGTTCTTGGTGACCCGCGGGTTCTCCTTCAGGAAGGAGGTCAAGCCTGTCTGCTCCAACTCGTCCTTCTTAGCCTCCTTCAGGATGCCAGTGAAATGCGAGGCGGGGACCTTGTTGTCGCCCTTCAGGGTCTTGGTCTTCTGGTCGATCAGCTTCTCCAGACTGGAGAACCACGTGAGCGGCACGCCGTCGGCGCTGAAGCGGGTCGCGTCGCTCTCGACCCCCTTGGTCCTCATCGCCTCCCCGGCGCGGGCCACCAGCGAGCGGAGCTCGGCGTCGCTGTATTTCAGATCGATCCCCATCTTGCGAAGCACCGCCTTGAAGACCTCCACGAAGCGGTCCCAGAGCGGGTGCTTGGCGTCCGCCCTCGCCAGCTCGACGATGTACTCCTCGGTCGCCTCGCGCTTCCCCTCTTTGCTCCTGGTCTCGATGCCTTTCTCCTGCGCGAACTCGCGCACCCCTGAGCCCAGGTCGTTCCACGCCTTGGCGAGGACCTTGTCGAGCCCGTCGATACCCAAGAGCGCTCGCAGACCTGCGTGCTGGATCTCGTGCCGCAGCAGGACGTCCTCCGCCTCCTTCAGCGAGGTGATGTGCTCTGCGTTCAGATAGATGGTACCTCGGTGGAAGACTCCGTTGAAGGCGGGGGCGTCGGGGCGCAGCCCGGGGATCTCGGCAGCCGTGCCGACCACCACGACGGGGATCTTCAGGGAGGCAACGGCGGAGGCGAGATGGGTGCGGATCTCGGGAGCGGGGAGGCCTGCTCCTCCGGAGCGGTTCAGCTTCTCTTTGAACTGCCCAAAGAGAGCCTCATTGCCTTGAGTTTCCGCCTCAACCTCAGAAGTCATACCTGCTTTGGTTAAGATGTCCGCGACTTCGTCATTACTGAGGATGCGGTTTATCTTGATTGCCCCGCCGATCAGCCATGCCCACGCAGGATTCTGCGTGCCGTCGGAACCTTTCTTCGACGTATTGAAAGCATAGTGTCCACCCTTGGGGACCTGATCCTGAATATCTCCACGGGACTTCTTGGCGCTTTTATTTCCGTCCGCGACTGTCTGCCAATCCACGTCGTCAGGCATCTCTATCTCAGCCCACACTCGGTCAGGCGCAATCTTACCCGCGGATCGCAGATGAGGTGCGGAGGGGTTCGCCCCTGCGTGCCACCCCGGCCTCGGGGCAAATCCTTTGGTGGGTATGTGTTCTGCCTCAACCCACTCCCCCACCTTTACCGCATCTGTCTTCCCGATGAACAGGGGGAATAACTCACCAGGACGGTTTTTCAAGGTGCGGAATAACTTGTACGCTTTCACCGTCTTCTTGGGTGCTGCGGTTCTGGAGAATCGGGTTACCGCTTCGCTTTCGCTCCTCCCCTCCCCCAAGTGCCTCCGGAAGAGCCCCTCGATCTGCACACGCTCGGCAGGGGTCGCAGGCTCGGAGCCCTCCGACCAGCCCCCGAGTTTCCCCTCGACTATGTCTGCCTTGCCCAGTACCGACTTGCTCTTCAGGTCGATCAGCGCGATCTGGTCGCCCTTACGGGCCACCACGAGGTTCGGGTTGTCAGGGTAGGCGAGACGCTGCTCCATGTGGGCGATGGGGGCTTCGCCCTGCGCCTTTGGCTCCACCCGCCACTCCCTCCGTTTGACACTCCCGCCGTCCTTCCGGTCCACCCGCTCGCCCTTGACCAGCGTCAGACCCATGTCGTCCAGCAGCGCCGCGACCTCCGCATCAGGCGCGAGGCCTTCCTTCAGAATGACCCTGCCGTCCTTGGCCCAGGTCTGCGCGCGGAGAACTGAAGGGTCGGCGACCGGCGTAGCTGGAGCGAAGAGATCCTGCTGGACCGCCGGCTCCGCAGGCTTCAAAGCGTCCAGAACCTTCGCCTCGTCTTTCGCCTGGAGGATCTCCAGCGGGTTCTCATCCACGGCGAGCGACTCCGCAACGGCTTCAAGAAGAGAAGCCCTTGTCTCCTCCGGCTTCGCCTCGGGAACCTCCAGAGCCTCCTGCCCCTTCTCATCCAGCGGGTGATCGCCAGCGTCCAGCCGGTCCAGGACCTGAGCCTCGAAAGCTGCGGGGTTCTCCGGACTCACCCGGGCGCCCAGATCGGCGACCGCAGCCTTCTGCTCCTCGGGATCGACGAGGTCCTGAAGGGTCTCGATCTCGGCTTTGATCTGCTCGGTCTTGTCCCCGATGCCGACCGCCTTCGCCGCCAGGTTGAAAGCAGCCGAGGTGCCGCCACCCATGACACCGCCTGCGATAGCTCCGACCGTCGCAGCCTTGGCTACACCCTCGCCTAAAGGCTTGCCGGTCGCGGCGTTCTGCGCCGCCTGCTCCTGCGCGGACTGCGGCGCCTCTTCAAGGAGTCCCTCGGAGACCACGCCCTCTGCGAGAGCCTTGGCAGTCCCTTTCCTGGTCGCTCTCGCCCCGCCGGCCAGAGCCACATCCACATCCACGATGCCGAGCTTGTTCGCCAGCTTGCCTCCGGCTACGCCGAGGGCGCTGGTCAGCGCTCCGCTGCCTGCGGCGATAGCCGACTGCCGGAGCGAGAGGCGACCCGCGGGGTCCTCCTGCCTGACCTGCTCCGCCGTGGACCCGGCGCTCATGGCCCCCTCGCCTGCGGCGGCTGCGATAAGCGGAGAGGCGGTAACCCCGGCTCGTAGCAGCCCACGGGCAACACCCGCGCCTCCAAGCATGGACGGCGCCGACTCGATGACCGTGTGGGCGATGGTAGACGGGTTCCGGAATGACGCCTTCAGCGTGGGCAGCACGCCCTCGGCCTGTGCCACCTCGTTGTTCGCCGCCTGCTGCTCCGGCGAGTAGAGGGAGTTCAGGATCTCTTTCGCCTGCTTGGGCCGGAAGCCCACAGCCTCCGCTGCCTTGCCGGCGAGCCCGCCCGTGGCGATGTCAGCCACGCCGACTGCCGCCTCCGGCAACCCGATGGCCCCCTTGGTCGCGGAGATCAGAGGGTCGGCGACGAAACGGCGCAGGCGGGAGGGGGTGGCTGCCGGGGCTGCTTCAGGCCCTGCATAGGGCGTCAACTGCGGGGCATCGACTTCTTCTCCGATGTAGGGGGTCAGGGCCACGGTAGCTCCTTATTGGACGAACTTGTTGCCCTTGGCGTCGAGCAGGATCGGGCGCCCGTCGGGGGTGAGCTTGCCGGAGGCGCGGTACCCCGCAGGTAAAGCAGGCGCTGCGGGATCGTAAAGCTGCCCCACATCGTTGACAAGCCCCGCCTTCTGATCTGGACCGAACCACCGAGACTTCGCCTTCTGCACCTTCCGGTAACCACCCTTGACGGCTGCGGCCGCTTCGGAGGGGAGGAGTCCTGTGGCGGGTGCGAGGCTTTCCGCGAAGGCGGCGTCAGCCTTCAGGGTCGGGGAGTTGTTCTTCGCTTCCAGCGCCTTCAGCTTCCCCTCCTCGATCATGCGCTGCTTCTCCAGCACCACATCATTGTCGGCCTTCGCCGCCACGGCGTCCCCCTGCTTCCGGTAGTACCCCGTCCGAGCGATCTTCTCGGCCTGCTCCACCGGGAAACCTGCGAGTTCGAGGGCGTCCTTCTGCGCCTGACTAAGCCTGCTCTGCCTCGCCGTTGCAAGGGCGGAACCCTGGATCTCCTGCTCCCCGGGGAGCAGCGCCTCGGTCCTCTTGTCAGTCGTCCGATAGTGACTCGTCAGCGAGTCGGCGTTCTGCTGGCTCACCCTGTTGGTCCTCAGATTGTTCGCCCCGGTCTCGTCCAGAGCCTGCTGGTCCTGGATGATCTTGGCTCTTGCTCTCGGGGACCAGACCCCTTCGGTGAGCGCGGCGTTCCTCTGCTCCCGCTCCCACGCTCCCTGAGACCCAGGGGACATATCGACCACTGCGGGTGCCGCCTCCGCTTGGACCTCGCGGGGCGAGGCGAGATCCTCTGCTGCCGTCCTCTGCCGCAGGGTGAACATGCGATCCACCGTGCCGTCCGCATTCCTCGTGAAGCCGAAGCCTCCGTTGGTCCCATCGGCGGAGTACCCCGCAGGGCCTCCGGTCGGAGCCTGCCGCGCCTGCCAGTCAGCAGGGACCACCCCGGACGCATCGGTCTGCTCGGTGATCGTAGGGCGGAAGGTCGGGGTTTGCGCCGTGAGATCCTGTGGGGGGTCCGGAGGGTTGCCCGCAAGCGGAGCGGCTGCGGCGCTCCTGCGGAGCGAGGGTCGGGCAGCGACAGGGGCGACTGCCTGCGGAGTGGGAGCAGGAGCGTAGGTCTGCCCCGGCGTGTGCGACGCCAGCATCCTGAGAGACGGTCGGGGCGCGGCAGGCAGCACCGCGGCCGCAGGAGCGACCCCTTGGGGTTGATACCTCCGCACGTTCGCTGCCGGGAAAGCGGCGTTCCGCTCCTCGAAAGAGGTAGTCGGCGTCCCTGTGGCAGCAACGGCGTTGTAAGTGCGGACCCCAGCATTGACCAGACCGTTCACCCCGGCCTTGGCAAGTCCGCCCAGAGCGCCGGAGAGTGTCGAGGTATTGCCGAGCTTCTCGGGGTTGGTCTCATAGTCGTCCAGCTTCGCCGGCAGTCCGAAATAGGATCGGGCGTTGAACCTCGCAGTTTCAGCCATCACTCACCTCCACATAAATGCTTGACACTATACATAAAATACCTCTAAGGGTAAAGATATTTATGCAGTCAGTATGCCCACCGAGATCTGGCTGGCGGAGGCCACCATGTTGGTCGCCCCGGTCACCACCGCGACCGCTGCGTCGATCTTGTTCTTGGCGTTCCTGGCCGCCGTCTCTACGGACTGCGACACATCCGTTGCGTGCTGCTGAACCAGTGCGCCGAAGTTCTGCGCGTTCACCTTGTCCTTCACCTCGCTGGCCGAGTTGTTCAGCTTGAGCACCTCGGCGCGGGTCATATAAGACTTCACCGCTTGGTCGAACTGGGTGGTCTTCCGCTCGAAGGTGGCACGGAACTCGGCCAGGACGTTCTTCACCGTGGAGTCGTAGACCTGGACCAGCGCCTCGGCGTACCGGATGTTGAAATCCACGTCGGCGTTGTGCGCGGCGGTTCCCTCCTTGATGGCAAACTGCCCCACGTCCTTGGCCCAGTTGAACATCAACGTCACTAGGTCCCGCGCCGTCTGGCTCATGTCGAACTGGAATTTCTGCTGCGCGTCCAGCTTCAGGGCGGTGGTCATGGAGTTGGGGTAGGTGAAGCCCGCCGCGCCCGTCGAGGCGTCCGCCGCCGAGTGGAGGTCGCGCAGCACCTGGGTGCGGCGCTCGTAGTCCTTGGCGTACATGGCGTTCTGCAGCTTGGTCGTGTCGCTGGTCAGCTTGGTCACCGCCGTGTCCAGATCGTCTGCGCTGGTGATGTCGCTTATGAAAGCCGCGATCACCGCCTTGTGCGTGGTCCAGGTGGAGTCGTTCCACTTCGCCGCCGTGTAACTGGAGAGGTCCGGGGCATCCCCGATGGTCGGAACGACGATCAGATCCAGCGCCGCATCGAAGGCCGCGAGGGCGGACTTGATGGTGGCGTCGGCATCGGCGAATGCGGCGTAGCTGTTGAGCGCTGTGGGGGACAGAGCGTTCCAGGTGACCGAGCTCCAGGCGGCTGCTGCGAGCTGCAGATCAGCAATGGCGGAATTCGCCGTGGCCTGTGCATCCGTGATGAACGCTGCGGTACTGTCAGCTATCTGTGCTGCGGTTGTTATAGGCATGGTGGTTCTCCTTTATTCTTTGTGGTCCAGCCAGTACAGTTTCGGGGTGTTCGGGGGTGCATAGTCACCGCCTAATATGTTCGGGAATGACGCGCTGGAGAAGTTCATCCCGACGGCCGCATTCATCTGTGCGAAGGTGCTGCCGCAGTTGGCGCTGTACCACTCCGTGCCGCCCTGAATCCCGAGCATACCTACTCTCCAGAGACCGTCCGGGGATACAATAGCTATGGGGGGTGCGCCGTCTGCGAGCGGTGCAGCCGTCACAGGGTCGATGGAGTAGAAGTAGTCATTGCTGTAGTCTTGATTCGCACTGGTCCACACTCTTGTCCAGCCGCCTCCCCCAGTGGGGTCTGCCGCAGATGTGACAGTCAAAAGGTGAGCCATGGCAACCGCCTCATAGGTCACGTCCGCCTGCTTCAGCATGGTGATCCAGACGCTGCCCGCGCTCTGCCCCGTCGCCCTCATGCCTGAGACAGTCGCTATCTGCGAGCCGTTTGAGTAGAAGGACAGAGCCCCGGTGCCGTACCCATCCTCTATTACCGTGATCTGCGAGGTGCCGCCGATACTTACGGTGCTGGGACTCAGGGAGAAATCCAGGGGCTGCGCCGCCTTCTTGACGGTCAGCAGTATGCTTACCCTGGCGGCTGCGGCGTAGGTCGAGTTCCCAGGTTGATCCGCATATACGGTATACGTCCCAGGTGCAACGCAGAGAATATTCCCCCCTGTGAAGTTCCCGAAGTAGACGTTGGTACTGTTCGAAGAGAAGGTGACGGCAAGTCCGGACGATGCGGTCGCAGATACGACCCCCACTCCTCCCCCTTTTCTATCTACGATGTCACCGGTTATCGTGATCGCGGAGATTGTCTGTGGCAGCCCCCCGACGCGCACCGTGTCGCTCTTCACCGTATCCGTGTAGTTCGGCCCCGCGGAGACCGCCACGGTCACGGTCATGGATGCTCTGCTCTCCGTGAAGACGAAAGTGTCAAGGTCGAACAGCACCCAAGTCCCGTTCGACTTCTGGTAGTAGGCCAGCGGGGTCGCCCCCGAGAGGTTCACCAGGGTGTACTTCCCCGCCAGGGTGCTGTTCAGTGGGATGCTATCCACGTCGATAATGAATCCAAGGGCCACGGCTTTATCCACCGTCAACCACACGCCGCCGAAGATCGCAGGCTGGACAGGGTTCGACGGCGTGAAGGTCACTGCAAGCGCGTGCTCCCCAGCATCAAGGATGGTCCCATCCGGCGGGTCGTAGGTGAAGACACCGGGGACGTTCGCCGTCGCATTGAGCTGCGTCGCGGAGAGAGCGGTGCCGTAGGTGATCGGTGCAGGGGTTGCCCAAGAAAGCTCCGCAGGGGCGAGGATCTCCACGCCGTCCGACGAGGTTGCCGCGAGAAAGTCGTTGGTCTCAGCCCGCAGTGCGAACACCCACCGGCCGCTGTCAGGCACCGTAAAAATGTAATCATCGATGCTTATGACCTCGCCTACCTCAGAGTCAAGCCGGTAGGTGACAGGGCCGCCCATCGGGTTGTCGAGCGCGTACTTCCACACCAGCGAGGCGCCGACCAGGATGCTCGGCACGGTGATGGTGAAGGTGAAAGCTGGCACCGCCTTGCCTACGGTGAGCCACACCCCGTCGGTCGCATCCGTCCAGTTCGTCGGGTCGGAGGGCGTGAAGTAGGCGGCAAGCGCGTGTTCTCCCGCCCCGAGCATGGTGTCGGTCGGCGGGTCGTAAGTGAAAGTCCCTGCGGCGTTGCAGGAAGCGTTCAACTGCACTGCAGAGAGCCTGGTGCCATAGGTGATCGGCTCAGGGGTTGCCCAGGTGATGACTGGAACTCCTTTGACGACGAAACCGCTTGTGAGGGTGACGACGGCGTAGAGGTTCGACGTGGGTGTGAACGTCGCATCTACAGCGTACCCCGTGTCCTTGGCGAGGACCGATGCCGATGTAAGTGCGCCCGTCTCGCCCATGTAGGCCCAACTCCCTGCGACGCTGGCGCTTGAGGCGTCGGCAAGGACACTGCCCAAGGCGACGCCGGCCACCACGAACGGCGGCAGGGAGAAGGCCGCACCTGCTGAAGCGGTGCCGCGCAGGATGGTGAGCGCCCCCGCGACGAAGGTGATCTGGTAATTCACGCTGGTGAGCCCGGACGGCACGATGGTGTAGGTGCCGGGGTCGCTGGCGCCTTGGGATGTGCCGCCGTAGACCAGCGATCCGCTCAGGGAGTAGAACTGCTCTCCAGCAATGAGCCCCGAGTAGCTTACGCCGAAACCGCCGGAGAAAACGGTGCCGGTGTAGTACCGGCTCGTCCCTGTCGCAGTCACCGTCAACGCCTTCTTCGACACCGTGACAGTCTGCGAGTCCGAGGCGTAGTCGGATTCCCAAGGATTGGTGGGAGTGAACTCCACGTCCACCGTCACGCTCCCGACCGACGGGAGGAACCCGCCCGAGGGGTAGAAGGTGAGCGCCCCGGCCGCGCCGGAGGCCACTGTGACCCCGCCGACCTTGTAAACGAAAGTCCCCGCCACGCCCGTCGTCGCGGTCAGCCTGGAGGCATCGAGCCGGTCGCCGTAGGTCATGCCCCCGATGGTAGCCCAGGTAAGCGAAGCCGCGCCGACCGCCGCAGTGACAGTGGTTGTTGCCGACGAGACTCCGCCGACGGCATCCGTCACGGTCAGCTTGATGATCCACTCCCCGGCGGCATCAGGGGAGAATGTAGCGACCCCTGCGCTCACCTCCACTATGGTCCCGTAGGGGTCACCCTCCGGGGGGCAGGACTCCACAGTGAAAGCGAAGGTCTGGCTGTCCCCGTCGGGATCGGCCGGCGTCGTGTTGGTCAGGGTCGTGGTGTCTCCGACAAGCCACTCCCCCACATGCGAGGAGGTGAAGTTGGCTGCGGACGTGCGGTTCAGCACCACGACGCTCAAGGACTTGACGTGGGTATAGACGGAGTTGCCGTCGCTCACTGACACCGTGCAGATGTAGGTCCCGGGCAGCGACGGCGTGAAGCCTCCGACGTTGGTCCCGTCGTTGACTCCCGTGTAGGCCGAGCCTCCGAAAGAGTAGGACCAGGTGTAGGTGATCGGGTCACTCTCGGGATCAGAGGCTGTCGCCGTAAGGACGATAGAGTCCCCCCTGTAGTTGCCGCTGGTCTTCACCAGGGACGTCAGCACGGGGTTGCGGTTCCCGGGCACGATGTTGAAGTCCGCACCCACGAAGGTCGCTATGTGGTAGTTTTGATTCCCTGCCAACGTGCCGATGGTTATCTGGTAAGTCCCGACACCTTCCGAGGTCGAGGAAGTCCGCGCCAAGTACCCCGTCAGGTTGTCTGCTGCTATTTCCCCGTCGATGAACCCTGTGGCGGTGTAGGTGAATACAGGGTCTAATTCGCCGTAGGTCTTGCTGGTCGCAATCGCCTGGACAGTCACGCCGCGGGTCCCCATGACGAGTGAGCGGGTGGCTGTAGCTGTTGTATGGTTCGCTGCGTTCAGCCCTGTCGGCGTGAAATCCACGATCAGGTCGGCGCCGGTGTTGTCCGCAGACGTGGTGCCATCTGCTGCGAGCACGTTCTCTCTGGCGTAGATGGCGTAGACGTAGTCCCCTGCGACCACGAGGCCGGTGTGCGGGTTGGTGGCGACGGCGTTCATGATCGTGTCACCGAACAGGTCACCGTATACCATGTCGAGCGGCGCCCAGGTGATGACCGGCGTGGCCGCTGTCACGTCGAGGTCCACGTCGAACTCCTGGTTCGTAGCGTAGTTCTCGATGTCCTCCGGCGTGAATATGCCGGTGATGGAGTGCGGGATGGTCGTGGTCACATCCAGGATCGTCCCCTCCACAGGGTCGATGTCCCACGCCCCCGCAATCGGGGCGCTGGTCGTCACGGCAAGCGGCTCGCCGTACTCTATGGGGGAGTCGACTGTGAAGGTGATGTCCGAGGGGTCGAGTTGCAGCAAGGCAAAGTTGTGGGTCTGCCCGTCGTAGGTCGCCTCGAAGAATGCGTCGTTCTCAGGTGCTACGATGTGGAACGAGACCCCGGAGTCCGCCTCGCCGCGGGAGATAAGCGTCACGTCACCGGAGAGGATGTCGATGGTTGCCACTTCAGGGTTCGAGGAGAAATAGTTGACCGCCTGACCGGATGTACAGTGCGCCTGGATCCTCCCCGTGCCGCCCACGAAGAGGTCATCCCCGTGGCTGCCGTGCGAGGTGTTGCCGACCAGCGGCGTGTCCGGGGTCTCCCCGGTGTAGGGCACCCCTGTTACCCCGATCCAGTGGTCTTCTGTGACGGTGATCGTCTGCGCGGACTTGCCTACGACAAGTGTGGCCGTGGCTACTGCGGGGAGGTAGTGAGTCGCATCTGTCGCCTGGAAGGTGACAGACAGCGTGTGCGGACCGGCTGCCAGCACCGTGGTCAGGGGCGGGTCGTAGGTGAAGACACCAGGAAGGTCGGTGCTTGTGCCGGGGATCTTCACCGCTGCATTCAGTTCCAACTCCGTGAGCGGCGCGCCGCCCAGGATGTCTGCGGGGTCTGCCCACTGGACAATCGGCGTGCAGGTCGGGGGCGGACCGTACTGCGTATAGACCGCGGAAAGCGGGTCTGTGTCCGCCGGTGTGAAGGGGGCGAACAGCTGCCGCCCAGTGTCATCAGTTATCAGCAGTCCTATGCGGTCTTGTGGCTGCTCACCCTCAAGGTCGTCCGCCCACCAGGGGTCCTCTTCGACGAGCTTGGTCATGTAGTAGGTCTGCCCGAGCTCCAGGTTCCCCGCAGCGTCCATGAGGTTGGCTTCCACGTTCACCACGTAATCCGACATGGGGTAGGTGTAATCGCCGAACTCCGGGTCGCGGTAGCAGAGTTGCACCTGGAACGGTGCAATGCCACCTTCCCAGGTGAGCCAGGGGCCGTTCACCTCGTCGTTGCCGGCGGAGACAATTTTGAAGGGGTATCCGGACTTGAGGACCAGAACCTGGTCGGAGGACTCGGTGGCGCCGAGGCGCGCCACGAAGATGAAGACATCGCCGATGTCGGAGGCGAGTGCTGTTATCTTCTTCAGGGGGCGCGTGACAAGGAGCTTCGCCGCAGCGTGGAGCCTCTGCGCTTGAGCGACGACTGCTCCGGTCAGGGGTGCATCGCTGGCGTTGATTATTTTCAAAGTGCGCCTCCCCTTACCAGGTTGTCAGCGCGGCTCTCACCCAGGTATCTGTGGCGATGCAAACATACACATAGTTCGCAGTAACACGGATCTCCCTCGCGGTACCTGCGGCCGAGGCCGATGCTGGCGCTTCGTTCAGCGCCGCCAGTGCGAGCTGCCCTACGGTGACCGTACCTCCCACTGTGAGGTTGCCGGCAGCGGTGAACTTCCCGCGCACGGTGCCGTCGATCAGGAATTCCAGATCGTTGCTTGCGGTGAACCTGATGCCTGTAGCCGCTGATGTGTCGTCCGCCCTATACCAGCGCAACATCTTTCCGTTGGCGAAAGCTGCGTCCTTCTCGAAGTACGTACCCACGCCGGAGTACATGGCGCCGTGCGTCACCGCTGCGCCTCCGAGTGCAAAAGCTGCGACGACCGATGCATCTGATGCCGTGTATTTGAAAATCTCACCCGCGACGTAGGCTCCATCCTGGAACGCGAAAGCCAGAGGGACGTTGCTGAAAGTGCCGTTGGCCTTGCCGTTCAGGTAGAACTTCTGCGCCGTGGCGTCGTAGTAAAACCCGAAATCCCGGTAGTTCACCGAGTCGGCCTCGTAGTCCGTGCCGAAGATCTTGAACGCCGAGGCGGTCCCTGCCGGTGCCCCTTTCGGCATGATGTACACTCTGGATGCGGTGTCTGCGGAGATGTTTCTGAACGTGGCGTGGTTGGCGAGCGCCCCCGCTTGCAGCCCGATGCCGCCGTACACAAGGGGGCCCGTCAGCGTCGTGTTACCGCCTGTGGTGCTGATGGTGTCCAGCTTTACCTTATCCACATAGGACATGATCCCGTTCGTGGTTGTGGTGACGAGCGCTACTGCCTCGCTGATCGCTGTGAGCAGCGCAGAGAACAGGGATAGGGTCTGCGGCTGGATGGCAGCCATGGTGGTCCGGGCTTCCAGCAGGGTCAAGTCTGTCTCCCCCTCGTTCACCTTGATGTAGAACGGTTTGGCTGAGACGCCTGCCACGCCTGCTGCATAGCGCACCTTGTAACAGGTTGCCACCTCGCCCTTGTTGTTCTCCCAGAGGCTGACAGTGAAGACACCCGTCCCGTTGGTGGTTGCGGTAATCACATCCCCGACGATGAGGTCCCCGTCGTCCGCATCGAAAAGGACAACTGGTTGGCGCTTCGCTTCGTCAACCAGTTGGAATGTGACCGCCACCCCGCTCTTTGCGATCCCGTCCGCGCCTTTGACGGGATCACCGTAATTCGTGACTGTCCGCATGTTTACCTCCTAGATGGTACGCCCTGAGACAACAGGCGGAACTTTGAGGGAAAACGCCGTGAACCGGCATCCGTCCACATTCTTGATTTTGAATTGCCAGCTGGAGCCTTTGGCGCCCCGGGGGAGCTTCGCCCGCAAATGCCGCAGCCCGGTCTCGATCTGGAACGGGCCATCGAACGGTATGTCCACGGCCACCTCCGCCTCGTCGACGTAAAGGTCCAGCGCCATGTCGCCCGAGGTCCTGACCTGCAGGTAGGCATCGGCGCAGCGCTTCAGCTCCTGGGCCTCGAAGTCGGTGAGCGGCGTCGAGAAGTAGGCATCGATGGCGCTGGCAGCGTAGTCGGTCTCGCCCTCCAGAAGGATCACGCCGTCGGCGTTCGTGCCGTAGTAGTGGCCCCCGGAGGAGAAGAACCCGTTGAAGCTGAAGCCGGTGTAGCGGCTGTGGTGCAGCGTCTTCAGGGTCACCACGAGCGCCGCTCCTGCGATGCTCACGACGTAGTGCCAGTCGTCCCCGGTCTGCCTCACGAAAGCCGCGGCCGTCAACCCTGCAGGGACCAGCGCCCGGTCCTCGGACACATCCTCGCAGACCCCGCCGTCCCCGCCGGCATACACGCCGTTCGCCGTGAGCCACATGACAATCTCGCTGCCCTTCTCTTTCTTCCCGGGGACCTTGGCTGCGGAACCGTAGATCGCCCCGAAGGAGTTCAGTTTTCTCTGGGTAAAGCCCCGGATGCCCTCGGCGCTCCCCTTCACCCCGTCGCCGGAGAGGAAGAACGTGCCGCCCAAGGTCCCCACAAAGATCCCGTCATTGACCGCCTTGATCATGGTGATCTGGTCCTTGAAACCAGCGACGACGTTGAAGCGGTCGTCCTCTTTCGCGGCGTTGAAGGTCTTGGTGCAGAAGACGAACCAGGCGACCCCTGTGTCGTTCGTCACCTGTCGAGCCATATAGACCGCGCCGTTGTAGAACTCCAGACAGTAGCCGGGGCGCGTGGACATGGCGAAAGCGTCAATCTCCATGTTGCTCTCGGTCACCTCCGCGCCGGCGGGGTAGGTGGATGCCACCCACGCCTCCAGATCGAGGATGTCGTCGGCTTCGGTGCTGGAGCTCAGGATGGTCGGGAGGTCGTCCTTGATGTAGCCGATGGTGGTGTCGTCGCTGAAGACCACGATGTCATTCACCTGGAGAAACTCGGTCACGTCCGCCACGGCGGGTGAGCCCACCAGCGGGGTGAGCACCCCTGCGGAGTAGGCGTTGATCGCGCCATCCACGACGCAGAACCCTAGACCCGCGGAGGTGACGGCTGCCTCGACGTCCACGGCGCTCCCCTCCCTGCGGCTCACGTTCCCGCTGCTGTCCACATCACAGTTCACAATGTCGGCGCAGGCGGAGTAGGTCCGGTTCTGGTAAGTAGGTGCGCCGACGGTCGCTGGGTCGCTGGCGTTGTTCATGCCGCCGAACGTGAATGTGGAAACGGGAGTCTTCGCCATGCGGTACTCCTAGACGAGGTAGGTGGGGTTCGGCTCAAAGCCTCTGGAGCTGGTGAAGCGGCGGAAGGCGCGCTTACCTTCGACGGTGTAGCGCTTGAAGTTCGCCAGGTGGTCCGCAGCCTTCACAGGGTCCTGCCGCTCGCGGTCGTGATCGCCGAAGCACTTGTAGGCCGCATACTCGACAGGGGCGAGGTGGAAGTCCTCGGGGATCTCCAGCGCGCCGTCGTAGCTGTTGCCGTTCTTGTGGTTGAACGGGACCCGGGCCGAGCGCCACACCACCATGTCGAGGGTGTAGACTGCATCTGCCGGCGCCAGGAGCGTGAGGCTCTGGGTGTCCAGATCGGTGCGGTAGGCGAACGGGGTGCAGGCGGAGTCGAAGAGCGAGGAGCGCACGTCCTCGGTGAGCGTCGATCCAGCATAGGACAGGGCGAGAACCTTGATGACCTCGGAGTCGAGGAGGTAGGTCGAGACCCCCACCTCGGTGGTGAGCGTGTAGTTGGTGGAGTCGCGGAAGAAACCGGTGTCCTTGCAGAACTGGGTCTGCCCGAGGGACAGGAAGTTCATCAGGCGAACGTCGGACCAGCCGTAGGGGGCTCGGGTGTCGCTGACCATCTCTCTCAGTTCTGCAAGGATCTCGGCTCTAGTCATCGGTCTTCCTCACCTGATACGGCCCCTCGATCACGCTGAAGGGGATCGCGTTGACCGGGCGCCACTCGTGCTCCTCGGAGCCGTCCGGCTTCTTGACGGTGAAGAGCTTGGAGGTGACCGCCTGGCGCAGCACGTTGATGAATGCCTGCGGGATGTTCGGGACGTCGATGCCTCGGGTGACCTGGATCACCTCGCCGTTCACCCCGATCACCTCGTACTCCGGCATGTGCTCGACATGCTGGACGTTGATGGTGTAGAAGGGCGGGGCGTACTCGATCTTGCCTTTGTGGAGCTTCTGCGCGGCAGGTGCCGCAGTCGGGGTAAGCGCGTCAAGGTCCAGGTTCAAGCCTTCCATCGGTGTCTCCTTTTAGGTGCTGATGAGATTTGCATCCCGGAGGATGTTGTAGATCTGCTTGGATACCTTCTGCGTCCCGCGAGGGAGATGGACAAGCGCGCCGTTGATCGAGACCGGGGTGGTGTCGAAGAGGGAGACCTCGAAAGTCTCATCGGGAGCCTCGGGAGCCTCGGGAGCCTCGGGAGCCTCGGGAGCCTCGGGAGCCTCGGGAGCCTCGGGAGCCTCAGGAGCCTCGGGAGCCTCGGGAGCCTCGGGAGCCTCGGGAGCCTCGGACAGCAGACCCAGATTCTTCAGGTGCTGCTCGACGGTGATTCCGGAGGGTTCAACGACCTCTCTCTTCTTTCTCGCCATTAGCTTTTCCCCTTTTCGCTCATACCCATCGCGGCATCGTCGAACGCCTTGTCGAAAGCCTTCTCGGAGTCGTACTCCTCCTCCAGCATCGGCATGAGCTTCGCTATGAGTTCGCCTACCTCTTTCGCATCCTTGGCGATGTACTGCTTCTCGCTGGAGCCGGGGTAGCCGCAGCACAGATCCTTGTTCGCCGCCTTCTGCGCGGGCTTTATCTTGCAGCGGCACTCGACTACGAAACCGTTTTCGGCCTTGCCCACTTCCAACATTCGGCTCATGTACATAGCGCCTCCCCGATCTTAGATACTGAAAAAGCCCCGCACCTTTTGAGTGCGGGGCAACGTCCGATGAATCCTAGTCAGTTCCCATAGGCGGTACACTTCACCGAGTCGGTCGCCGTGCCTGTCGAATACTTGGTGAACGCCAGGGAGGTAACCCCGCTCGGCACCACGAAGGGCGGCGTGAGCCCGTTGAGCGGGATCTCGGTTCCAGCGTTGTTGATCTTGAGGCGTGCAGCCGAGGCGGCCCCGGTTACAGCGTTGACGCAGTTGACCTGGAGCTGGTGGGTCCCCGAGACGAGGGTCACGTCGCTGAAAGCTACCTTGGTGCCGGTCACGGTGGTGGTCACGGTCTTGGCGGTGTCCAGGCCGATGGTCGAGGTGGGCTTCAGGTTCGCGTCGGTCATGGTGGTCCCGCTGGAAGCCCCGCCGGCAAACACGGCGACGGCCCCGAGCAGGAGCAGAACAAGCAGATAGGAGATAGTTTTCATAGATGATGCTCCTTTTGTCTGTGTGCTTATGCGAGCGCTGCTGCGGGTGCGCAGGAGAGGTTCACGTAGGTCTCGGTGATCTGGGCGGCATCAAGCAGCGTGGTGCCGGGGATGAAGGTGCCGGCGGCCGAGGTCACGACCTTGACGTAACCCACTGGGCAGACCCCCGCAGGGCAGTCGGGGAGCTCGGTCGCGGTGCCGGTGGTGACCGAGGAAGCCCCCGTAGTGGTCAGACCCAGCAGGTAGTAGCGCGTGGTCGAGATCGGCTGGACCGTGACGTCGGTGAAGACGAAGAGGTCGTCGGTGGCGGCCTTGGTATACATGATGCCGTCGATGCAGTAGCTGATAGCGGCGGTGGTCTGGATCTTGGACTTGGTGGTACCCAGAGCGAGTACGCCGGAAGTGAAGGCGCGGGTGCCGAAGAGCATACGCTGGACGGCGCTGGTGATGCTTTTGAGAGATATGAGCATGTGAACCTCCTGTTATTTCGTTTTCGCCCGAAGGCGGTTATGGAGCGCTTGATGGTCTGCATTCGTCATGACTTGCAGGTTGTCGAGCTTGTTGTTCTTTCGGTCTAAGTCTTTGTGGTGGACCACGAGTTCAGGGTTGAGGTACCGGTTGTCTCCGATTGTCACCAGACACGCGGAATCCGGGTTGGTTTCTCGGAGATGGCGCTCTACCACCAAGCGGTGCTGCAGGACCCTGTTGTCGCTGCTGAACGGGTGATTATAGCTATTTTCATAGATATAACCATCGGGGTGCAGTGTCAAACCTCCTCGCCACATGCCGTTATTCTCACCCTTACTTAACCCCTTGCCTCGTGCGAGCGCTCCTGCGTGCGCATGCTTGCACCTGTTGGAGCAGTACACTCTCACAGAAGCGTGACTCTTGTGTGTGAACTTTGTAATGCCGCACCCTTGGCAGGTGTACGGCACTAGATCGCGCATGAGTCCTGACGCCCTATATGTGACTGAGCACTCGTGCGAGCAGGTTGTAGCAGTCTTCGCTCGACATGTTGGGACTTTGAACTTCGCACCACAGACTTGGCAGACAAGTTCTGCACCTTTAAACGTAGCCATTTGGATACCCTCCTTTGAGGTAAGGGCATCATACAGGGCTGGTGCAGAACTTGTCAAGCCTAATTGTCAAAGATCAGCTACTTACCTAAAGGTCAGACGCAGCACACTCAAGACGTGCTCCGAAAAGTTGATTCAGGATGATAGCCCCGAAGTACGCTTTCCAGCCCACGTGGCCGCGCTGCCCCAGCTTGTCGGAGTCGGAGATGGTGCCGGGGTTGCGGACGATGGGGGCGGTGACCGCGCCCTTGCCTTTCAGCGGAACCGAGGCGGCGAAGTGCGCGCCCAGGTAGATGATCGGGTAGACGTCGGCCTTCACGCCGGTCGTGGAGACCATGTTCCCCTTGTTGCCCCCGCCGTCGGCGAAGGACTCGAAGATGGTGGAGCGGATGTAACGCACATCCTCCACGGAGCCGATCTCGAAGGAATCGACCGGGACCTTGGCGCCGTAGTCCACGGCATCCTTGAAACCGGACATGGCGCGCACGTCGTTCTCGCAGTCCGGGTGGATCAGGCCGATGTAGCCGGCGCGGACAGCCACGGTGCCGTAGTTCGGGGTGGATGCGGTCTGGCTGGTGATGTAGCCCACGTTCTGCCGCTTGAACGCCCTGGTGACCTTGCGCTGCAGGGTCAGGGTGACTGCGGTGTTGACGTCGGTGCGGGCCGTGCCGTTGGCGTAGAAGACGTTGGTGCCGGCCTTCAGGACGTTGTAGCGCAGGGTCTCAAGGGTCTGAGCGCACTGCTCGGCGGTGATGGTGACGTACTCCTGGAGCACGTTGTCCGTGTGCAGGTCGGCGATCTGGTCGGTGAGCTGTACGAAGTCGCCGTACTGCTGCAGGGTGACCTGGATGTCCGTCTTGCTCATGGACTTGCCCTGAGGCGTGACCCCCTCGACCAGCGGCGTGATCGCCTTGGCGAGGGCTTCGTAGCGACGGAAGATCGCCACTTTGGTGTTGTTGGAAGGGAGCGGCTTCATATCCAGGTACTTTTCCAGTACCAGGTAAGGGAGCGCTCTCATCAGAAACTGGGGATTGACAAACCCCGCGACCGCCGGCGATATATCGCCATACACGTTAAGGCCCATGTGCTACCTCCTGGAGGGTGTTCTCCCTCAAAGGTCCTGCTGAGATTTCCCCGGCGGAGCGGGGTTTGTTTATTCGTTACGGGCGATACTTGCGTTCGCCCACATGGAGCTCTCTTCCAGACTGGTGATCGCCAGAGATTTCTCACGGCTCTCAGGGCAAAGCCTGTTGATGAGTTCTGCCAGTTCTTTCGCTTTGTCGCGGATCGCCGTGTACTTCTCCGGTTGCCCTGCTTTCGGTGCGTGGTATCTGAACCTGTTGTCGAGATCGGCTTGGGTCATTGTCTTTGTCCTTTAGGCGTAGCCGGAGGTCCGCTAGAACCTACGCCGCCACTTTCTTGGATGCCTGGTCCCACGCAGCGTCGTAATCCTGCGGGTCAGCCTCGGCGGTGACGGAGGTGCGCGTGGTCGTGGGCTGTTCCATTTTCTTCAGTTTGGCGAGACGCTCGGCCTCGGCCTTATCGGCGGCCGCTTTCGCGGCGGGGTCCTCGACCTTGGTCACGCCCGTTGCCGTCTTGAACGCCGTGAGCACCTCGGCTACTTCCGCTGCGGTGCCGTTGTCCAGCGCATTGTTGTAGCCGACCTGCATATACTTGGGCTGCTTCTCGATCCACGCCTCGACTGCGGGGATGATCTCGTAGGCGTCTGCGTGGGCCGTCTTCAGGGCGGTCTCGAACTGTGCCTGCGCCTGCGCCGCTGTGTGGGCCACCACCGGTGTGATCTGCGCCTGGAGCGGCTCCAGAATCTTGGCGAACTCGGCTCGTAGCTCCTTCGTCACCGCCTGGCGCTCCCGCTTGAGGAGCGCGCCGATCGCTGTGGCGTGCGTCGACCAGTTCTTCTCCAGATCCGCGAGCGCAGCCTTCACCTCGTCCGAGTCGTCTTCCGCAGCTGCGGGCTCGTCCTTCGTGGGTGCTGCGGGTTTCAGGGCCTCGGCGATTGCCTTAGCGATGTCTGCGGCGGTCGCAGGCGTGGGGGGCGCGGCTTTCGCTGCTTCTTCTGCTTCTTCTGCGGCTTTCGCTTCGGCTTCGGATGCCGCTTTGGCCTCTTCTGCGGCCTTCGCCTCTTCTGCAGCCTTGGCTTCTTCAGCGACCTTCGCTTCCTCGGCAGCCTTCGCTTCTCCGGCCTCGTCGACCTTCGCCTCGGGTTCAGTCTTCTCCCCCGGCTCCACGTAGGAGTCGAACGCTGCACCGAACACATCGTCGTCCAGCAACTCGGTTACCGAAGTCTCCAGGCCGTCCCCTTCCATCGCTGCGCCCTCCCAAGTGAGTAAAAGTGTGTTAATAAAGTAATTGCGGGTGAGTGTATAATGCACTCACTGAGTAAGTCAAGTAAATAATTACTTTTTCGGGGTGGTAGGCGCAAATAAATCAAGGAGTTCCTTCAGCGCGAGGGCCTTGCCCCGATCCATATCGCCGCCCTCTTTGGTCAAGGACTCCTTGGCGTTCTCGCGGCGGATCGCCAGGAGCTCGAAGAGCGCCTCACCGATGTCGCTACTTGGCAGCCGCTCCCGCAGCTGCTTTGCCAGTTGCTGCTCCCTTTCCCGCAGGTTTTGACGCATCAAAAAGTAACTTGATTGCCTGTAAAGCTGCTCCATCCTTGACTCCTTTGGCTCCCGCCAAGTTCTTGGCTATGATCGACAGTTTCTCCTGCACCTTGGCCTCGACCATGGCTGCGGTCTCCTCGGCAGAGGCCGTGGCCTTCTGCGCGTCGGCGGTCTGCTTCATGGTCTTGCTCTGGTCCAGCCCCTGCTGGATCTGCGCCGCCTGCGCCTGCTGCTGGTCGAAAGCGTCCAGTGCCGCCTGCGCCTCCTTGCCGGTCTTCACAAGCCGTCTGGGCAGGTCGCGGGAGAGGAACTCCTCGATCAGGAACTGGTCCTCGTTGATGAGCACCATCTGCCTCGGGGTGAGCGTGGTCTTCAGCTGCGCCAATGCGGCGCCCCGGACCTCCTTCGCCACCAGGGACAGGTTCCCCTTAGGCATCACGGCGTAGTCGCCCTTGATGTCGGTCTTGGTGTTGAACTCCATGTTCCAGGCAACCAGGGACCCGATCAGCGACTTCACGAAGCGGTCGAAGGAGCGCACGTCGTCCTTGGTCACCATATCGCCGCCGGATGCCATCATGGACATGTTGTTCGAGGTCCTGAACGCCTCGCCCAGCGGCTTCGCATCCCCCATGCGCCACGACGGGAGGTTCGACTCCACGTCGAAGACCTCAAGGACCGTGCGGCGCAGCTCCAGAAGCTCGGGGATGTGCGAGGGGATGTCGATGGAGCGAACGGCCGGGTAGTTCGCCTCCGACCCCTCGCCGCTCCGGTGGACCGTCATGCCCCCTGTTATCGCCTGGCCCTGACTCTCGGGGAGCAGCAGGTCATCGTTCACCTCCACGATCGGCCGGCAGGAGGACGCCATGTTGTCCATGGTGCAGCGGTCGATGGCGCAGAGCTTCATCTGCGAGTCGCGCAGGGTCTCCACCTTGGCCGTGCCGGTGAGCGGGCCGTCCTCGTCCTCCTCAGGGATGAAGACGTGGAACATGTCGGAGACCTTCTCTCCGAAGGGCGCTGTGTCCGCCTTTATGACTGTATCATCCAGCAGCCACACGTCTGCCAGGATGTCCTTGCCGATCGCCGAGTCGGGGATCGATACGCCGATGTCCCGCAGTTCCCGGGCGGAGAGGAAGCCGTAATAGCGGATGATCTCGTACTGCCGACTCAGGTTGGGCTGGTTCTGGCTGAGGTGCTTGATCTCGTTCAACTCGCTCTCGTAGCTGCGGATCTTGTAGTTCCCGCCCTGTGAGTTGCTCAGGTACTCAGCGATCTCGGCGCCGATGAAGTTCTCGTCGTCGATCAGCTTGGAGAGGGTGTGCTTCGGCATCACCTTCCGGACGAAGAGGCCGCTCTGGTCCTCCCACCGTTTCGCCGTCAGGTCGGGGTAGACGTCCCACGCCTGGAGCGGCTCGTAGTAGGGGCGCTGGATGGTTGTGGAGACTGCGGCGAACATGCCGCTCGGGTCCGGCCGCCACTCCCGGGAGCTGGTCGAGTAGACCAGCGGCCCCTCGGCCACGCCGAAACCGTAGATGCCGCCCCGCCTGACCACCTTCTTGCATAGTTCCGGATAGTCCAGCTTGGAGTCGGCCAGCTGGTCCTCCATCTCCAGCACCATGCGCTCGGCGCACTGCTTGGCGAAGGCCTTGACCCCCTCCTCGATCATCTCGGAGGTGACCGGCTCAGGCTGCGCCGGCGGATCTGCCTGCTGCGCGACCGCGACCTGCTGTTGCTCCAGGGTCGTGATGATATTCCGCAGGTCCTGGATGGCGATGTTGGGGAACGGGGTCGGCTCCAGATCCCAGTTCTTCTCCTGCGCCGGGAACATCATCTCCATCATCTTGGCGGTCCAGCCCACGATCTTCGTGTGGGTGTCCTTGGGGTAGACCTGGGAACGGCCCTCCAGGAGCTTCTTCACATCGGCATCGTAGACCGCCTTGTACTGGCGCAGGTTCTTCAGCCACTGGATCTCCAGCTCGCGGCGCTCCGACTCGAAGGTTCCGAACCGGCCGCGCAGCGTGATGCCTAGGGCCTGCAATTTTTCCTTGTTGAGGACGATCATGCGAACCACCTCCAAAGCGCAACACCGATCATTCCGGTCACGCCTGTAATGATACAAAAGACCCCAAAGGTCATCTCGACCGAACTCGTTTTCGTGCTGATCCTGATCAGCATGATGCCTCCTTAGATTCAATATCCTGCGTAGCCGTCCGCGACTCTGTGTGTCGTCTGTCGCGACCGCACATTGTACGTGCTTCGGACATACTCCGCTGCGTTGTACCGTTTGCCGAGGATGAACATGGTGCCGTACTGATCTGCGTCCACGATGTGAGAGCAGCGATGCCCCTTGTCGGGCGCATCCTTGTAGCGGCCTTCAGCGCCCTTCACCCTGACGTAGCGGTACTTACTCCGCAAGCCCTCCACAAGCAACTTGCAGTGGTCGCGGTCATAGATCACCCCAGGCTCTCCGTCGGGCCACATATTTCTGAAGGGCTCATCCAGCGCGTTTATCCGCTTTACAGGGTCGTTGGTCTCCGACGGTTTCACCACGTTCCCCGCCCCCGGCATATCTGTAACATACAGCTTTTTTAACAATTTATAGATGCTTCCATCGTCGGTCTCGTTTTGGCGAGTCCAGGATGGGTCGCCCACGAAGATCAACGGATTGTTCTTGAAGTAGGTATTGATCATCGGCTGCATGAGTGTGGAAATAAACGTCTTGAACCCCATCTCGAAACCGCAGACCTCCCGCAATTTGCGGAGTCGTCCGTCGAGCCCCAGTTGCATAAAGGCCGCCGCCGGATTCCGAGCCCCATCGATCCCGACCACCACTGGTAGGTTTTGATAGATGGGTAAGTTCGACTGCACCCGTTTGTCGTATTGGAAAGAGCGTTCATAGACTGGCTTGCCGAATTGGGATTTGGACGCTCT